TGATCGCATTTGATTTTGTAAGTAATCCTTCTACTCAAGGTGCATTCATGTATCCACAAGGAAAGATCACTGAAAGTGTAAATCCTTCTGGAAATAGAATCATCAATCCTTATTCTAATATTGAGAAGATCATTCATGATATCATCTCGGAGTTGTAAGTAGTATGTCTGTCAAATCATTAAAAGAGACGATTGATTTTATTCATAACTCTGAGTTTGATACATTGTCAGTGGGTCAATTGACAGACGTAATTCCTACATTTGGTCTCAATGATGAAGTAACAGAAGAACAACCCACACATTTAAGTGAGTATTTTGGTAAGGGTATAAAAGTGTGGCAATATCCGATTCAACTCGCACCTTATATCAAATGGTTGCAGAGTTTAAACGTTAAATCATATTTGGAAATTGGTGTTAGATGGGGTGGTAACTTTATCGTGGTTTCAGAAGTATTGAAGAAAAACAATCCTACTATCAAGTTGTTTTCATGTGATCTGTCATCAAAGTCTGATATATTGACTGAGTATGATCAGTATTGTAACTATACACATTTGGCACAAAATAGTAGTTCTCCACAGTTCAAAGAGTTTGTAGACAATACTGTTATTGATATGGTCTTTATTGATGGAGATCATACATATGAAGGATGTTATTCAGATTATAGACTATTTGAAAACAATCCAAATACCAAGTATATCGTATTCCATGATATTTCCCACAAAGGTTTGGGTGTAGTCAATGTGTGGAATGAGGTAAAGAATGATGCTCGATTTGACTACATTGAATTTACACAACAATATTTGCCAGATCAAAAACCTTGGAAAGAAGACTTCTTGGGTTTTGGCGTATTAATAAGAAAATAATTGAGACAGAATCACAATTTTAACTATATTTATTGTATATGATAAAGCTAAGACATCTAGTAGAGAATTCCACAGAAACCGCTTATTCTCCTCTTACAAAAGAAGAGAAGGTCAAACTTCGTGAAACAGTAAAGGCTTATAACGAATATCGTAAGAGTCTCAAAGCTGATTGTGTATATTCTACCGCTTCTAAGATTATGGAAGCAGTCAATTTGGCTGAACGTTATGCTATCAAGGAGTGTGGTGAGTGGATGGAAGCAAAGATGGTCGAACGTGACATGAAGGAAGTCAAGAAACTTGCTGCTAAATTGTATGAAGAAGCAAACAAGATTAAGGGTGTAGAACATACTCTTGAAATGCTTTATGAAGAAATTGGTTTGAAGTTGGAACGTTATTTTGAGATTGCTGATCCAGTCAACGAAACTCCACAAGCTTATCAAGTTCAAGGTAGACCAGACTCAGTAAGTATCAATGCTTTAGAAAACTCTGAGATGCCTGGCGCACAACCAGTTACACAACCACATCAACAACCACCTTATCAATCACAGAAGTAAGATTGATATGAAAATGTTTTTGCTTGAAGCCTGGTGTTGGACTTATGGTGTAGGAAATTGGATTGTAGACCACAGAAACATCTTGGCGGTTATAACTACATTAGCTGTTATTGGTAAAGTATATTGGTCTGCGTTTAAGACACAGACCATGCTTCGATCAACACAAAGGTGAGATCACTTAGCTTTTAGTTTGGGATCTGTTGGGATCGAATCAACGAATTCGATCATCTTCTTAAAAGTTTCAAAAACATGGCGACGGGTAGTCTCAAGGACATATCCGTCTTCGTTTTTATAAACCTTGACTGGAACTTTTTCTTCCATCATTTCTAAAGTAGGCACTTCTACTTCACACACCATATCAGTGTCATTGTCGATTTTGAATCCCATATCACCAAGGGTCTCAATTTCATTGAAGCTCCAACCATTTGGGTGATCAATGTCAATCAACTTGTATTTTGGAGAATCTGTTTCGTCTCCGCCCTTGTTTAGGAAATTGCCCAATTTAACTTGAGCATATAAGTTTTTATAGTCCATATGAATTAATTCTATCAATGAAGTCTGCTAATATTTTGTTTTTTTCTTCACCACCATCATCATCAAAGATACTGCTCAACATGTATACTACTTTTTCTTTGTTATCTTCTGGGTTATCACTTTGTTTGGATGGTGTGATACCAATAAAGCAACCGTAATTGTATAAGCCTGGGTTTTGATTATTCACTAGCTTCTTGAACACATAATCTTTGTTTGATTCGTTACTAGTGATATTTGCTTTGATTTCGTTGGTGCTCTTTTTGTGAACAAAATTTGCTTTACCAAATCCACCAAAACCATTTTGTTTGTTTTGGAATGTTAGAAGTTCTTCTTTGTTAAACTTCACACCAGAGTTTTCTCTCAATACATCATCCAATGTTTTATTTGGAACTTCTTGCATCTTTGCAGAACTGAATTCAGATTCACTTAAATTCTTTAGTAACTCTTTCAACTTGGTGAAATCTTTTACAGCCTTTGGTGACATACTTTTCGCAGTCTTTCTCAAGTCCTTAGATACGTCCTTTGCAGGAACATCACCTTTTTGAACTGCTCTTACGAGTCTAAAGTATCGTGCTTGTTTTTCAGATTTTGCTGGCATACATCTATAAATATCAAAAAAATTGTCATTTTCCAAATTTAAATTATATTTATTAACAAATGCGTCAATGTCTTTGATGCCACTGAGTTTAAATCTTCTTTGGAGTTCTCCAATAACTTCACAAAACAACATAGGAAAGGTAAAATTAATATGAGCGATCTATTAAAGGAAAGCATCGCAGACGCAAAGGCAGTTCGTGAAACTGCAATTGCTAATGCAAAAACCTTTCTTGAGGAAAACTTCGCAAAGAGCATGAAAGAAATGTTCGCAGAGAAGCTCAAGGAAGAGTCAGAACAAGAAAACGAAGGTAAGGAAGAAGAAGGCAAGATCGAAGAGAAGCTTGCATCTTCTGGCATCGGTAAGGATGACAGCAATATTGCTTCTAAGCAACACCCAACCCAACCTTCTACTGCAGCAAAGAAAAACACCACTCCAGCTGGAAAGCAAGAGTTCGACGCAACTCTTGAAGAAGGCGAAGAAATCACCAGCGAAGAGTTGGATGAGATTCTTGCTGAGTTGGAACAAGAAGGTAAGAAGGAAGACGGTGAGGAAGAAGAGGAAGAGAAGCATGAAGTTGTAGCTGAAGAAGAACAAGCTTCTGAAGAAGAAGTTGTTGATCTTGACGAACTTCTCGCTGAATTGGAAGAAGATGGTCAAGCACCAGCTGCTCCAGTTGCCCCAGTTGCTGATCCAGCAGCTGCAGTAGCAGCACCAGCTGCCGCTATGGCTCCTCAAGCTCCAGTAGCACCAGTTGCTGGACAAGTTCCTTCTCCAATGGAAGAAGACACTTATGAAGAAGAAGTGACTGCTGAAGAAATGGCAGAAGCACTTGTTGCTATCAATGAAGAAAACGAAGCATTGAAGAATCAATTGAAGGAACATCAAGATACTGTGAAGTATTTGAAGGGTGTTCTTGAAGAAACCAATCTCTTGAATGCTAAGTTGCTTTATACCAACAAGATCTTCAAGGGTAAGAATTTGACCGAAGACCAAAAGTTGAAGGTCATCAACACATTTGATCTCACCAAGACATTGCGTGAAATCAAATTGGCATACACAGTTTTGGCCGAATCATTTAATGCCGGTGGATCAGTCGCCAAGAAAAAGTCAAATGCGACTGTCTCAACTATCACCGAAGGTTTGGCAAGCAAACCAGTATCCAGCACAAAGCCTGACTCTACGATTGTAGAACCTCAAGCTGATGTGATGGCTTCAAGATTCCAAAAGCTCGCAGGAATCAAGAAGTAATTTGTTTGCGAGTAATTAACAAACCAAAAGATAGGAAAATAATATTATGGACGTAAAGAGTCTACTAACAAATAATATGAATCCACAGGCTAAGCTAATGGCTGAAACCCGTGGTCTTCAAAACAAGTGGGAAAAGACAGGCCTTCTCGAAAACACCACCGGTGTTGAAAAGGCACACATGTCGATCCTCTTGGAAAACCAAGCAAAGCAATTGTTGGACGAAGCTTCAACAACTGGAACAAGTGCAAACAGTGAACAATGGGCAGGCGTTGCTCTTCCATTGGTCCGTCGTGTATTTGCTGAGATCGCTGCTAAGGAGTTCGTTTCGGTTCAACCAATGAACCTCCCAAGCGGTCTTATCTTCTATCTCGACTTCAAGTATGGTTCCGGCACTCAATTGGGACACACTGCAGGCGAAAGCTTGTTCGGTGGTAACCAAAAGAAGCTCGGTTCTACTGATGCTGCTGTAAATGGTCTCTATGGCCAAGGACGCTATGCTTATTCTGAGCGCACCGTCTCTAGCTCAAACGCAACTGTTCTCGTAGCTACCGCAAGCTGGAACGATCTACAATTCGATTCTGCTTTCAGTGCTTCCGTTAACGGTTCTAACGAAGTTCCAGGTGTCTACAAGATTACCTTTAACCTCGACGACAACACCGAAGCAAAGCCAGGTTCCGGTAACCTCTGGAACGTTGACTTGAACGCAGTTCGTTCTTTCGGTGTTCAAAAGAGTTCTGGTGTAGCTTACACTGTATTGAACACTTACGCAACCGCAGTTAACACTGGTAGCTTGGCAAACCCATACTATCAAATTAACTTGTTCGTAAGTCAATCTGCTGGTGCAGCTGCTCCTACTACTACCGCACGTTTGAACTACACAGTTCAACCTTCGGACAACCTCCGTGGTGACTTCGAAGACGGTAAGACCGCTGGTGAAGGTTCTGGTGTTGCTAACAACGTCTATACCCAATCTATCGGCACTGACATCAAGATCCCAGAAGTCAACTTGGAACTTAAGAGCGAACCAATCGTTGCTAAGACCCGTAAGTTGAAGGCTGTCTGGACCCCAGAATTGGCTCAAGACTTGAACGCATATCACTCTATTGATGCAGAAGCAGAACTTACTGCTCTCTTGAGTGAGTATGTTTCGATGGAAATCGACCTCGAAATCCTCGACATGTTGAACGAGTCTGTCACTGGTGTAACTACCGAAGCTTGGTCTGCCCAAATCGGAACTGAGTTCACCAAGACTGTAAACAACACCACCGATGTGGCTTCGTTCACCCGTGTTGTTAACGCTTCACCAAACCGCACCGCTTACGTAAAGAGCACTTGGTTCCAAACTCTTGGTAACAAGATCCAAAAGGTCTCTAACAAGATTCACCAATTGACTCTCCGTGGTGGCGCAAACTTCTTGGTATGTTCGCCAGACGTAGCAACCATCTTGGAGTCAATCCCAGGATATGTTGTGAACACTGACGGTGACCAAGCTAAGTTCGCAATGGGTGTAAGCCGTGTTGGTAGCTTCGCAAGTCGCTTCCAAGTTTACAAGAACCCATACATGACCGATAATGCTATCCTCGTTGGTTTCCGTGGTAGCAACTTCTTGGAGACTGGTGCTGTGTATGCTCCATACATCCCACTCATCCAAACTCCATTGGTCTATGATCCAGTGAACTTCACTCCACGCCGTGGTGTGATGACTCGCTACGCTAAGAAGGTAGTGCGTCCTGAGTTCTACGGTAAGGTCTTGATCGCCGATCTCGACACCGTATAATTTGGATTAGTCTAAATTAGATAACGAACCCACCAGTCGAAAGGCTGGTGGGTTTTTTATTGGAAAAACTCGTTGTTATTACCCACTACAACTTCTTGTATTTGTTCTGTGAACGATGTTGATTTTGGATAGGGTAACAGTTTATGTATCAGTGACTTTGACAACCGTTTGTTTTCAATCTTGTTGCTGATGAACTTAATATAACGGTGTTTGCCACTCTCACGTTTGCGCCAGAACGTTTTTCCTATACGTTCCTTAAGTTTGTCCACATTGTGTGTTTTCCATCTACCATAGACGTTTCTACTGTGTATCCAATCATAGTTGGGTGGTCCAACCAAACTAACACTGTAATTTGGCATCAATGCGATATCAACATAATTGTCGCCTTGATATAAGAAGCCGGTTGCTTGATAAATGGTTCCGGCATGTCCAACTTCGCTGTCAGCATAACTCAAGATACACTTGATTTGAGGAAACTCCACATTCAACAGTCTGAAACTTTCTGCTATACAGTAACTTTCTATGTTACTACCGTGACCGTCTTCAATCCACAATCTGGTCAATTCAAACACGTTATCGTTGGTTAGTAACGGAGTTATACTAGTGCTCGAATTGCGTCCTACAGCATTACCATATACAAGAACACCAATCAATCTACTATCGAATCCTCCAAAGAATGTGCTTTCAACATAATCTTTGGTATACACACCATATGCTACAGAACAACTGGTCCACTTGTGTGTATAGTGGTTCTTTTCGATCAAATTACGTGCGACCGATTTGTTGATCGATTTTAGATATATCAGCGATGTGTCACAATATTTTGACATGTTAATATCATAAATGAGTGTGGTGAAATACACAAGTTTTTATACACCGATTCAATATTTATAGGTATGAGAAAACTATTTACACTATTTTTGGCTTCTTTTTTATTGGTCGGAGGATGCAAAACATCCAATGTAGAAAAGGTTCAAAAAACAAAAGATGGTCTTGCTGAGACCCGAGTTGAATTGGCAAAGAATGAGGGTGAGAAACTACAACAAGTAGCTACTTTGGCATCTGGAACTGATTACTCGTTAAAGGCGGTCACCAACCCTCCAGTTCAAGTCAAGACTGCTATAGACTTTAACAATAGGGTATTGAACATTACTGGTAATCCTAATATTGATGAATTGAACAAAATCAAGGAACTTACAGATCTTTTAAATAGTGAAGTTCAGAAAGAAAAAGACAAGGGTGCTAAACTTCTAAAACAAAGAGACGATGAGATTCTAGCACTTCAAGTAAAACAGAAAGAGATCGAAGACGTTTATGAAGAACAAATAAAAGGTCTCGAAACACAAGCATCACAAGTTGCAAAGAAAGCGGATGCATTACAAGTGACCGTTGACGAAGTAAATAGTTGGATGGGACTTGGTGGTGTAATGTATGGTTTGAAACGATTTGTTACTATAGGTGTAACTGGCATATTGATATTCTTGATATGTTTTATGGTATTGAGGTTCTTGGCAGCAACAAACCCAATTGCCGGAGCTATATTTGGTATATTTGAACACATTGTTGCTTCGATCATCAATCTTCTCAAAGGTGTTGCTCCAAAAGCTTTACAATTCAGTAATCATATTGAGTTACCTACGTTTAACAAACATAAAAACACATTGGATACTGTGGTTGATACTCTTGAAAGTCTAAAAACCATTCAGAAACGTTCAAGCACCAAGATGTCATTGGATGACGTATTTGTTGAACTAGATAAGAACTTGGATGCCGAGGAAAAGATATTGATTAACGAATTAAAAACGATAAACAAATACGGATAATATTTATATCATATGATCAAGCTTAACGACCTGATAGAGAGCGACTCGCTTTGCTCAATGAACTTGTTGGAAGAAGTAGAGACAACTTCCAATTTACGATATCATTTGTCAAAGAACATACCTTTGTGTGAGAACATTTTTCGAACCTACAGTGAATCTTACTTTGAATTAATTGATGAAGTTCGTAAATTGTATTATGACAACCTAATAGAGTTGTGTGATGCAGATGCTGAATTGGTCGAAAGTGATCTTGGTAAGAAGGAAGTATTTGAGGGTCGAGAGGTTTATTTGGATGCTCCTATTGAAGTCGAAGAAGATTTGATCATGGAGTTGAAACACAGAGGTCGCACTGTTCATCTCAATAGACCATTCAGAACTCCAGGCGGCCCTAAGAAATACGCCGTGTATGTCAAATCAAAAAACGGCAATGTGAAGAAGGTAACTTTTGGTGATCCAAATATGAGAAGTAGAGCTGGTAACAAGGCTCGTCGTAAAAGTTTTGCCGCACGTCACAGATGTAGTCAAAAGAAAGATAGAACTACAGCTGGTTACTGGAGTTGCCGTAGTCATCGTATTCGTAGTTTAGGAAACAAGGGTAAAGGAAAATACTGGTAAAATTTATGGTTAAACTAATTGATATTTTGGTGGAAAATCCTGACACTGTTAGTTACAAGAGAAAGTTGTATAACTACACTTCTCCGGCCAACAGATGTGCTTTTTTTGTTTATAAAGACGACAAGAGTGGTAAAAAGTCAATATTTGGATATAGCGACAACAAGAAAGAATTTTACTCAGATGATAGTGATGTATTAAAAGAAATCAAAGAATTAGAAGACGCTCCGGAAATAAAGTATGATTCTAATAAGAGAGAACAATTGGATTATTGGGCCCAAAAAGGTATCAAACGATTAAAGGCTAGTAATAATGGTGGTGGTCATTTGGATTTGGAAAATATTCTAAAGGGGTTGGGTAGAATGGGCGCATATTCAGATCCTATCATGAAAGGTAGAATCTTTGAGGTAGACAATACAGATGGTAAACCGCCAGAAAATTTGGATCTTCAAATTGAAAGCACAATCCCGAGTGGTAAAGCTATCATTGTAACATTCTGGGATTATAATAAAGATAAGGTAATTCCATACAAAGATCAATATGAAAAAGTCATAGAGTTTAATGGATATAATCCAACTGAGTGTTTGTATGAAATTGGTAGCAAAATAAGGTCATACAATGAACTGTATGACAAAGAAGAACCTAGGAAAGAAACTCCTCCACCTAAACCATCTGTTACGGATAAAGCAGATGTTGAATTCAAAGTAGGTGACAAAATAAAAATCCTAGGACTTGGTATAAGAGCTGATGTTACGGCTATTAAAGGTAATAATGTAACAATAAAGGTAACTGATAGTGATTTGTCCAATACACCGGTTGGTAGTGAATTTGATTATCCTTCTTGGGGTCTTACGAAAATACAACAACAACCTAGTTTGGAAAAAGTAATTGATGATAAGACACAAGAGTTTATTGAAAAGAGAGGAAAACTTCATACAACAGGAGCGAAACTTACGCCTGCTGAAAAGGATAATTTAGAAAAAGAAGTAAATGGGTTAGAAGTAGAAATTAAAATATTGAATGATCTTTTGGTATCGGGTGAGAAGTATTATAATGATAACATTAAGAATACTGTTGCTACTGTAGTTGCTCGTAAATTGGCATCTTTAGAAAAAGAGAAACAAGATAGATACAATCTGATTGCTCAAGCTGAAAAACAATATGGTATGCCAATTGCGCAACTAAGACAAAAGTATAGAGGTGTGCCTTTGGACCAATTGGTAAAGAAGGAACATTTGATTCGTGAAATTATTAGAAAATATGTTACTCGTAGAAAATAGACACGTTGAAAAAGGTTGTTTAATGGCACATGTAAGTCCTACTTATGGACCACATGTAATTAGACTTGGTAGAACCGCAATACCACCGCAAATACTATATACTGATCCTAATGATCCTACATATGGTTATGATGAAGAACCTCATGTGACTCTCAAGTATGGATTTGAACCAGATATTGGTAGAACAGATGTGGCTAGAATCCTTCAAGGTGTAAAGCCATTTAATGTGGTATTGAAAGCACTCAATTTGTTTGAGAATGATAAATTTGATGTGGTCAAGTTTGAAGTTGAAAAAAGTCCTATATTGACCGAATTGAGACGTAGATGTGATGGTTATCCAAATACTGACGGTTACCCAGACTACAAACCCCACATGACATTAGCTTATGTGAAGAAGGGTAGCTTTCCACACATCAAAGACAATCTAAATATATCTTTACCAATTACCAGATTCAAGTATAGTGGGCCAAAAGGCAAATACTTTATAAACCTATGATTAAACTAAAAGACATTCTCAGTGAAGTTGCTAATGCAGATATCAATCAAATTGCATCCACATTGGCATTCAAGCCAGTGACCAAACAAAAGTTGGTTTATAAATACATTGACGGAGGTAAGCCTGGTTCTATGCCTCCAATGACATATACCAAGTCAACAATTCAACAACCAGTAGTTACTACAACCAGTGATGGTAAAGAAACACAAAACACTGCTGATGTTGGTGATATTATTTTCAGTGGTGCTACTGGTGAGAATTATGTTATCAAGGCAGCTAAATTGCCTAAGTTATATACTGGTAATGTTGGTGGTGATATTTACCCAGAACAATCTCCAAGACAAGTTGCTTTGTATACAGGTGAACCAGTAACATTTAAAGCTCCATGGGGAGAAGACATGATTATTAAGCCAGGCGATTATTTGGTAAAAGACCCAGCTAATACTGGTTATTATCGTATTGCTAAAGTTGAGTTTGAAAAGACATATAACAAATTGTAAATTAAACCGCAGTATTAACTGTGGGCATAGCAATTTTCTAATATTTATAATAAACTATGCCAACTAATATCATCATAACGCCTGGAGATGGAGAAATTAGTTTTCAAGATGGATCTAATCCTGTAAGAAAATTAATAATTTCTGGAAGTAATCTTTCATATGAATCAACAATAAGCGCGAGTAATTTTTATACGCATAATAATAGTGGAACATTCTATGGAAGCGCTTCATATGCTGCGACAGCAAGTTATGCTGTTAGTTATTATAGTGGTAGTGCTGTCAGTGCAAGTTATGCTTTGACTGCTTCATACGCATCTAATGCTGGTTCTTTTTTGACAACTGGTTCAACATATCCAATAACTGCAAGTAGGAGTATCAGCAGCAGTTATGTTGTTAATGCGGATAATTCTACAAGTTCCAGTTTTGCATCTACTGCAAGTTATGTTGCGAATAGTATTAGTAGTTCATATTCGTTGACGGCTTCATATGCATTAAATGCAAGTGAAGGAGGAACAACATTAATAACTGGTAGCACGTATCCAATAACTGCAAGTTGGAGTAACAATGCGATAACAGCCTCGTATGCAACTGCTCCAGTTTACAATAATATTATTACTGCGTCGTTACAAACAGGCAGTATTGTGAATCAGACAATATTATATTCGGTTGGACCGGACCAAGAAAATATCATAACGGGTCTTAATCTGGAAGGTGATGCGTGGGGTGTTTCTGTTTTAGAAAGATGGATTTACGCAACTGGCGATCCATATTATACAAGTTGTAGTTTATTACTACATTTTAATGGGGCTAATAATTCCACCACTTTTGCAGATAGTGGGCCGAATAATGTGAGTGTGACTAGGAGTGGTAATACAAAAATTACATCATCAATTTATAAATTTGGTAGTGGAAGCGGATATTTCGATGGCACCGGTGATTATCTATCATTTTCAAGCGTGCCTACTGTTTTTGCGGGATCAAATTTTACAATTGAATTTTGGGCAAATTTTTCAGACGTAGGTGTATATAGACCCATTTTATCCAGAAGAGCGGATTGTAATGCTTATACAACTTTAACACTTGATATAGGTAGACAAGCAGATAATAAAATAAATGCCACTTTTGTTGTGGGATCAACACTAACAAGTGTTACATCCACAACTACAATCTCTCAAAACACATGGTATAATGTTGTGGTAACCAGAGACAATAATACAGTTTATTTGTTCATAAACGGTGTTCTGGAGTCGAGTGCCGGCATAACTGGAATTATAAATAACCAAGGAGGCACGACTTACATAGGTTCCCGTCCAACGTGTAGTCCAACCACAGCAATGTTCGGATATTTGGATGAGTTTAGAATTACTAAAGGTGTTGCTAGATACACAAGTAGTTTTACCCCACAATCAATCGAATTTCCAAATAGTATATATACACAATATGATACAACTTATGTAGCTCTGGTTGGAGGATTGAATGATACTGGGTCAGATTATGGTGTTCAAAAGTTGGATAATACATCATTAAAAATAAGAAAGATGGCTGCCACAGGACAACCTGTGTCAGGCTCTCAATTTCTGGGACAGATTGTTGATAGAGTATATGTTAATGTGTTGGATTATACAAATGTAATGGTATCATCTAGTTATTCAGAAATTATTCAATACATACAAAGCTCGAGTCACGCTGATGTTGCTACTTTCGCAACAAGTTCTATTAGTTCAAGTTTTGCGTCAGCTTCCGTTAGCAGTTCTTATGCTTTGGCCGCTTCATCTGCTTTAACCGCTTCATATGCTTTAACCGCTTCATATGCTTTAAATGGTGGTGGCGGCGGCGGATCAACGACTGCAATTTATAGATATGGAACAACAAGTGTTGTAAATCCTGGTGGTTATGCAGCTACAATAATTAAATATAATATCGCAGTAACGGATTCTACCAGTTGGTATAATAATACAACGGGTAGATTTACTCCAACTGTAGCCGGATGGTATCAAGTATCTGCTGGAGCAAGAGTTTATAGCGGTGGAGGAGAAGGTTATTTAACTTTACGCAAAAATGGAGCTGATTTAACGTCTGACGGTGGGACCGGTGTTGTTAATACGAATTTGTCGTTATTAATTTATTTTAATGGTAGCACTGATTATGTTCAAGTTTATAGTATTACTGGTAATTCAGTTACAAATGCGCAAAGTTCTACCACAACACCGTTTACAATGGCCTATATAACATCATGATTGATTAAATCATCAGTGAGTCGAGTGTGTGGATCTAATTATAGTCTATGATCAAGTTAATGGATTTATTGAAAGAGGGCGGCAAACTATTTGGTAGTAGAGCCAGTAGAATTACTACATCTGAAATGAACAGTGTTTTTGACGAACTCAAGAATCAACTGGGTAATAGTTTTAGCAAGTTTGAATTGAGTAAATCACTACCATCCAAACAAGATCATGGTGATATTGATATTGTGTTGACAGGATCGTCTGGTGATATCAAGAACACGTTGTTATCTAATTTGGGTAATAAGGTAAAGGATTATAGTCGTAACGGAAATATCTATAGTGTTCTTTACAAGTCTGATTTGGGTAAGGATGTTCATGTAGACTTTCTGTATGCGGATACAGACGATGACTTTGACGCACAAAAGACTTATTTAGCACTAGGAGACTTTAGTGGTATATTGGGTGTAATGGCTAGACAAAATGGTTACAAGTATGCTACTACAGGTTTTCAAAAGATTTATGTAGATAAAAGTGGTAGACATCACGATATACTAATTACTAAGAATCTAAAAGACGGTTTGAAAATACTTGGTTATGGTGATGTATTGGGTGATTACGATAGTATACAAAACAATGATGATGTTGTTAAGTTTATTAGTGGTAGTCCTATGTTTGATAGCGATGACTATAAGGGTCAAACTATGAATCACAGTGATCGTAAGAGAGTTAGAGCTGGTAGACCTAGTGCTGATTATATTAGAAAGTCATTGATTGGTTTGAATAAACACAAACAGATTAGTGACCCAGACTATTTCTTGAAGCGGTTGTTTCCAGAAAAGTATCAGATGTTGTTGGATAAACAAAAAGAGATTGAATCATTTACCCCAGTTAAATCCAAATATGGTGGTGAGTGGTTGATGGCTAATTTTCCACAATTAAAGCCAGGACCAATGTTGGGTAAGATCAAACAATATTGGACACAGAAGTATGGTGATAACTTGGATAATGTGCCAGAGGATGAATTGAAGAGAGACACTGATATTTATATCAAATCATTATGAATTTACTTGAACTACTAAAAAAGCATAGATTGACCGAGGGTGTCGATGATCCATCAACTCTCAAGTGTATATTTATGGCTGGTGGGCCTGGTAGTGGAAAAAGCACTGTAGCTACTGAGTTATTTGATTTACCTTCCAATTCATCTGTAAATCGATATGGTTTGAAGGTAATCAATAGTGATAACGAGTTTGAGAAGATGCTTCATAATATGAACATATCTACAGACTTTAGTAAATTGAGTCCAGAAGAGTTTGAACGATTGACTGTTGGTCCTCAATCTACTAGAGAAAAAGCAAAACGAATCACAAGAAAAAAACTAGACATGTATAGAAAGGCTAAATTAGGACTTATCATAGATGGAACTGGTGATAGTATAGAATCAATACAAATCAAGAAACGTGTTATGGAACAACATGGATATGATTGTTACATGATATTTGTCAACACTAGTTTACAAGTTGCAATGGAACGTAATGCGAAGAGATCTCGTAAGATACCAGAAGATTTGTTATCACAGATGTGGTTTAGCTGTCAAAATAATTTGGGTCATTTTCAAAACATATTTCGTAACAACTTTAGAATAGTTGATCGAACAAAGAACAATGAACCAATTGATAGAGGTGTTTTGAGAAGTGTGATTGACTTTTTGAAGAGTCCTATAAAAAATCCAATTGGTAGAAAATGGATTGAAAATTACTATAAAAATGTAAAGAAGGTAGACAGTGTAGAACAATCTGATGACGATGATTCGCATCTGAGGACAATAGAACCAATGCGTCCTAGAAATGTATGATGCCTTATACAGAGACAAGCTTGGGAAACAATCAATATATTCGTGAGTTCGATTCTGGTATAGATAGTCATGAATTAGAGTGGCATTTGGATAAAGAAAACCGTTTGGTTGAGGTTGTGGAGAATAATGGTGGTTGGGAGGTTCAATTGGATAATAATCTTCCGTGTTTGATGGAGGGTTCAATATTTATACCTAAAGAAACGTATCACAGAGTCATAAAAGGCTCTGGAAAACTTGTAGTCAAAATTACAAAAATGTATGAATGAGAAAGTAAAAAACACTCTTCAGAAGGTTCTCAAGGCAAAGAAACTGAAGGAGGATGCTGTTAAAAAGTCACAACCAAAACCATATGTTTCTGACTATAAGTTGATTGCGCAATCATTCCTATGACCAAGAAACTAAGAGTATTTGATTTTGATGACACACTTTTTGAAACTGGTGGTAAAGTAATATTGACCAAATCAGATGGTTCGGTTGTCAAATTAACACCTGCACAATATGCGGTGTATACTCAACAACCCGGTGACAAATTTGATTTTTCAGAGTTTAGCTCGGTTATAGATCCCGTAGTTATTCGTAATGTAGCCAAGAGGTTTTATAAGATAGTCAGTGCGGGGTCAGATGGTCGTCTTGCCGTTGTTTTGACTGCGAGAGGTCCAGAGAGTCAGCCTCACATACAAAACGTTCTCCAGAGGTATTTTAAAGTCAATATACCTATTGTGACCGTTGGAACTAGTGATCCTATGGCTAAGGCTAACTGGATCAAGGATAAAATTGAAAATGAGGGTTACAACGACATATTTTTTATTGACGACAGTCCCAAGAACATAAAGGCTGTTTATGCTACTATAAAAGATATGCCAATTAAGTATAAAATTGTGGATTTGAGTGGTCCACGAAAGTTTGAAGGTAATAATTTGGTATAGAGTAGATTTTAGCACTAATATCGAAGATTCCGATATTTATATTTAATGAGTGCTAATTTAGACCAAGATAGAGTAAGGTGGCCAGGATCAGGTAGTGCGGTTACTACTGCGAGTGTTCCCTTTGGTTATTATCTTGATGAAACCAACTGTTCTGTCACAGAAACAACGTTTGAGAACGATTGTAGTGGTAGTGCGATGTGGGCAGCAAAACGTTTAGGTTATCCAATCGTTGACATTGAAATGATCGATGTCAACTTTTATGCATGTTTTGAAGAAGCTGTGTTGGAGTATAACCGTGTAATCAACGAATTCAACATCGTCAACAATTTGGTTAACGTTCAAGGTTTACCACAAGACCAGTATCAAAACTTAACTGGTCTCAGTGTCAAAGGTAGCGGTATACCATTTATCGTCCAACTAAGCAAACAATATGGTAGTGAAGCGTTGGTTGGTGGTGAAGTAGAGTTAAAGAGAGCATCATTCTTGGCAACTGGATCTGCAAGTTTTGGTGGTCCCCAAGATAGTCATCAAGTGTTTGACTTGAATCAAATTATTGGTAACCAAATTGAACATCTTACTGGATCACGTATTGAAGTTCGTAGAGTGTTCCATTTTAGACCACCAGCAATCGCACGTATTTATGACCCATTCAGTATGACTGGTATGAGTTATAGTAACGTTTTAAGCGAAATGGGATTCAGTGCTTACAGTCCAGCAACACAATTCTTGATGACTCCTATCTTCGAAGATTTGGAACGTGTTCAAGCAATTGAATTCAACGACATGGTTCGTAAGAGTCACTACGGTTTCCAAATCACTGGTGACAACATGTTGAGAATTTTCCCAATACCAACTACTGATCTTAGAATCTACATCGACTACTACGTTGAAAGTGACAAGAACATTACCAACTTCTTTAGTGGTTCACGATATGAATACATTAGTGATCCAAGTGATGTGCCGTATGAGTATTGTCAATATTGTAAGATCAATCAAGCTGGTAAACAGTGGATCAAAAAGTATTTCTTGGCACTATGTAAAGAAACACTTGGTCGTATTTTGCAGAAGTATAGCACGGTTCCAATTCCAGGTGGTGAAGTAACCTTGGACGGTGCTGAACTTCGTGCTGAGGCTAAGGATGAAATGTCTAATCTTCTTGAAAAACTTAGAGACATGTTGGACAAGTCTTTGAGAGTAAATCAGATGGAGAATACCGAAAAAGAATCTGAGGCAATGAACAAAATGTTGTCTAAGGTTCCAGTTCACATTTATATAGGATAATCTATGGCAGCCCCAGTAACACCACAGTATCCCCAGAATAATTTTCCTCAATACTGGACCAATGGTCGTAAAGACATTGGTATCTATGGAACCAATTATTTACCTGGTAGGTATTTTAGTAGTCGTGATATGAACTTTCTTAGTTCTATCAACGCAGAATTGGTCGGCGATATAATTGAATGTGTTGTTCAATTGTTCAAGGTTGCTGTGACTGAAACTAGAGTAAACATCTATGGTGAAGCAACATCTGACACTGGTAAGGCGTTTTATCCAGCAATTAATATGACCGCTTTGATTCAACGTGAAGATATTACTGGTGACGATAACCAAGGGTTCGGACCAGATCGCAATCAAAGTGTAGTATACAAGTTTCGTGAACGTGATTGTATCGTTACTGGTTTCTTCCCAGAAATTGGTGATGTGTTATTATACAACGAACGTTTCTATGAAATTGACAACGTAATTCAAGAACAATTTTTAGGTGGTCATCCAGATAAGTCTTGGAGTTTTATCTGCAATACACACTACAGCAGACTCAGTAAGTTGAATGTGGTAGAAAGACAAACATAATTTATGTCGTGGAAAGGTAATCCAACTGGTAAAAGCCAAAACGGAAAAGGAATCAACCCTGCTCCTAACGTCAAACAAGATAATTCAAACTTGTCTGATATTAGAAGACCTGTCATTCAAAATGAGGATACTGGTGTCCCAATGCCTAACGATAATACGGCAATTCCGTTGGTAGGTCCATATAGAAAAGAAAATGCAGTTCGTCGTGATCAAGACAAGACCGAGAATTTTAGTGTAACTCTTCTTGACATTGATACTACTATAATCAACCACATGAGTCAACGAGTTGATTTGACTGTGATGGACAACGGAACATTGGTAAAGGTTCCAGTTTTATATGCAAGTCCAGAAAGATGGAATGCTGTTAGAAGAGACGGGTTTTTGCGTGATAACCAAGGTAAAATCTTGTTGCCTGCTATTTTGATCAAGAGGGCCACAGTAAGCAACAATAAAGATTTGATGACTTTGAATCGTTATTTGTCATATCAAGTTGTTGCTAAATTTGATCAAAAGAACAAATACGACAAGTTCAATATTTTGAATTTGGGCAATCCATTTAGAAACAAACCTACCAATCAGATCTACAATGTTACGTTGCCAGATCATGTTACTATAACTTACGAGTGTATTTTGTGGACAGATTATGTTGATCAAAACAACAAGTTATTGGAAAAGATCAATTTTGCTACACATGATTATTGGGGTGTGGGAGATTTCAGATTTAGAACCAGAGTTGATGACTATACCAACACGGTTGAGTTGGGTGCCGGTGAAGACAGAAATGTAAAAACGACTTTTAACTTGGTTGTCAATGCTTACTTGTTGCCAAAAACTATTGATGGTGTCAAGTCAACAACTCAAAAAACGTTCACTACCAGAAAGATTGTGGTGTCTGATTATGTTGTAAACGGTGAACAAATGTCGCAAGTTGAAGATTCAAATATCAAGAATCCATACTCTTATTTGAAGAATGTGGGTGTAAAATACAACTCTGCAACACGAGCACCAGACCTTGAAAAAGACGACAAACCAGCAATTACAGAGAAAGTATTGTTCAGACCACCTCCAAAAAAGACCTCGGATTATGGAGAAAATGGCTGGTTGGCATACGATGAATATTTTATTTATGTATATCGCAAACCACTAGGATGGGTGCGTAGAGCTATCGCAGTGTTTGATTTTGACCCAAATAGTGGGGCTTATATCAGTGGAACCGATTGTAATGGTAACCCCGTTTATTCTAACGGAGTTCGACCAATAAACACTGCTTTTAGAGTATTTCAACGATTTCCAGATAAGTATTATCATCAAGTTCCATACAAATCTTCCGACTATGGTGAAGATGGTTGGATAAGCTATGATGGCAACTATTTTTACATATATTCATACGGTGAATGGCGTCGTGTTCCGATTGCTATGGTCGATGAAACATTTTAATTGAATATATCTGGAACTGTTCATATTTATATTAGACTAAGATATGATTTTTTTAGAAAAGGATTTATTATTAAGCCGCAGAAGTGGTAGTTCGTTTACTGAGCAAGTTATCCGACCACAAACTGCGTCTTTGTTAGCTTTTGATGAAAATAAATTTCCTGTAGTCATTCCTTCGTCTTCTGTAAGAGTTGAATCTGCTTCATATGCTTTGAGTGCTTCTTACGCTTTAAATGGCGGAGGAGCTCCTAGTCCAAGTTTAGTTTTGGTTCAAAATGGTTCTGGACTCACACTCTCTAAAGGCCAAGTTGTTAGTGTAATTGGAAGTAATTTAAGTTCTCAAATAGTTGTAGATTTAGCAGTTTCCAAAATACACACCCCTGGATCTACAATTACCAGTGACATTTTGGGTGTTGTCAACGATTCAATACCAGCTGGATTTACTGGATATGTTTTGACCAGTGGATATTTGACTGGTTTAAACACTGCTACTGGATTTTCTCTTGGTGACGAGTTGTATGTGAGTCCTTCGGTTTCTGGTTCATATACTAGTATTCGTCCAAATGCTCCTAGAGATGTGGTCAAAGTTGGTTATATCACTGGTGTAAACAACACTACTGGATCAATCTTTGTTGACGTAAAACAACCTACTACTATTGACGAAATAAGCAATATTAGTAGTAGTGCTTCTCCTGCAGACGGCGCATTCTTAGTCTATAACGCCGCTGACGGAATTTGGGAAGATAAATCTACTGGTTTGGTATTGAGTGGTAGTTTGAGTGCTAGTAACGCAGATGTTGGTAGTTTGATGGCTGGAACGGCGTTGGTTCAAGATGTTCTTACTGTTAACGATCTCAATGTTCTAAACAACTTGACTGTCGAAAATGACGTTACAGTTGGCAGAGACGTTGTAGTTGAACGTCAGTTGATCGCAAGTGGTTCTTCGGCGCCTTTTAGAGTTGTAAGTAGTGTAAATGGAACAAACGTATTTTACGTAACTGGTAGTAGAGTTGGTATCAATGATGTAATGGACCCTCAGTTTAATCTTGAGGTCCAAGGTTCATTTGCCGCATCTACAAAGTCATTCGTTATTGACCATCAAGAAGATGAAACGAAACGACTCGTTCATGCTACGCTGGAAGGTCCAGAACACGCTGTGTTCGTTCGTGGTAGATCCGAATCATTATCGATTGATTTGCCTGACTACTGGACTTGGTTGATTGATGAATCTACCATTACTGTTCATTTGACCGCAATTGGGTCTCCTGACACTTATTATGTTGAAAAGGTAGAAGGCAACAAGATTTATATTGGTGTCGATAGAAAGACAAACTTCTTCAACAAGTTGTTTAATAAGGGAACCGTAAATTTCTATTACATGATTAACGCTGAACGTAAGGACGTTGATAAGTTGAAAGTCGTGATTGATAAACTCTAATAAAATAATGGCGGGGACCAACCCGCCTGTATTTATTGTATATGAGTGAAAATGTTACAAAGTTTACCGACGCAGAAATGCAACAAATTGCGCAACTCCAAGGCAAGTATCAACAAAAGATATTTGAACTTGGCCAGCTTGAACTTGCCAAGATCGATTTGGATCAACAACTGAATGATCTTGGTAATGCAAGAAAGAAGTTGCTTGAAGACTGGACTACTATTCAAAAGGAAGAAAATGACATTCTTCAACAGTTGAGCCAGAAGTATGGTGACGGTGTTTTGAATATCAAGGACGGAACTTTTAAACCTGCTGCTAAATAATTCACATATTTATATTATGTGAAACTACGGTTTGAGCAGTATGATGATGAAATCTACTACGAACCCATCAACTCGCAAAGTAATGGGTCCGCAGACGAAGATTTTTTAACGGTATTCGAAGATTTATTCCAATCGCACAAAATAAAGTTGGATATTTCTGTAGGTCTTGGAGTAAAATTAGTTGACATTCTGGATATATAAAGTATAAGCGCAGCAAGCATTGCTGTTTATGTGCTTAATATATGAATGCTAAAATTAATAAGCGCAATAAGCGCAACAAGCGCAACAAGCAACGCAGCATCAGCAAAGCGCAGCAATTAAGTATAGAAACCTACTTAAAGCAGATTATTCCAATTCATTTTTCCGATATAAAAGACGCTGATGGTTGGTGTTACAATCCAAGCCTTAAAAACTCCAGAATATTAATTGATAAGAGTCTTTTAACTAGACGTAGACTAAATGTGTTGATTGAAGAAGTTACTCACGCATTTTTTTGGGATCTACCAGAGTATAAAGTAAGAAAGTTTAGCGCACAACTTGGTCGTGTAATATACTCTTTGTTTCTTAAGAAATGACATATTTATTAATATAATGGTTCAAAGCAAATACAAAATTTACGTTGATATGGATGGAGTTCTGACAGACTGGGAAAAACAGTTTGAAAGATTGTTTGGAGTTCCAGTAGAAACATACGAGTCAGAACACGGTAAAGAAAAAAGATACGAGTTGGTTCATAAAAACAGTCCAAATTTTTATGCAACCATGCCTTGGATGAATGATGGTAAGATTCTCTACAATTTTATCAAAGAATTTCCAACGGAAATACTAAGTCATGCAACTGATGCCGAGTGTAAACAAGGTAAAGAAAAGTGGTTGTCGGATCACAATGTGACACTCAAACAAAACTTGGTTCCCGAAAGAGAAGACAAAGCTAAATTTGCTACACCAGATTCAATATTGATCGATGACCGTGAAGATAACGTCAATGAGTTTATTCAGGCTGGTGGCATTGGTATACTTCACAAAAACGCAACAGACACTATCAACAAACTCAAAGAAACGTTGGGTGTCAAAGAGTCATACAGAATATACAACAGCATTTTGAACCCAGAAATTTGGGACGGTGAAACTTTAAAACCAGAAGTTCTCAGTCAGTTGTTAAAAATAGCTACCACTTTTTACAAAGACACTGAGTTGACTGCCCCAATTGAGGACATATACTTTTTAGGAAGCACGGCTGGTTATAATTGGACTCCAACCAGTGATATTGATCTACACGTTTTGATTGACTTCTCAAAGGTTGATGAAAACAAAGAACTGGTCAAAAAACTAGTTGACGGTTACAAAAATAAATGGAACGAACAACATGATATCAGTGTTGACAATCATCCAGTAGAAGTTTATATACAAGACATTAACGATGTAAACCGTAGCCAAGCTGTTTATAGTATCCTTCATAACAAGTGGATAAAAAAACCCTCGTATGAAGACGTTAAGATCGACAAAGACGCTATAAAGACCAAATACAAAGACTTGGTGACCAAGATAAACAAAGCGGTCGAACAACAAGATTTAGATACATTGAAAGACTTGGTTCAACGTATCTATAAAATGCGTGAAGCTGGTTTAAGCTCGGGAGGAGAATACAGCACCGAAAACCTTGTATTCAAACTTTTGAGAGCCAGTGGATTCATAAGTAAGTTGAGAATAAACATCACAAATCTTGTTGATAAAGATCTCAACAAATTATAAAAAAAATCACAAGAATTGAATCTTAATCATATTTATATCTAGGACATAAAGGAATAACACTATGGCAGAATTACTAAATCCATCAGAAATTTTTTACACAGCATTTGAGCCAAAGGTTCAAAACCGCTTTATCATGTATTGCGACGGCGTTCCTTCATTCATTATCAAGAAGACAGACCGTCCAAAACTAACACAAGCAGCTAAGGAGCTTGATCATATCAACATCAGAACCTTTTACAAGGGTAAGAGCATCTGGGGTCAAGTAACACTAGAATTGTATGACCCAATCGTTCCTTCTGGTGCCCAAGCTGTAATGGAATGGGTTCGTTTGCACCATGAATCTGTAACTGGTCGTGACGGTTACCAAGACTTCTATAAGAAGGATTTGACCATCAACGTTCTAGGTCCAGTTGGTGACAAAGTAGAAGAATGGACACTCAAGGGTTCGTTCATCACCGAAGCAACGTTCAACTCACTAGACTGGTCAAACGATGGTGAAGCAATGAAGATCAACTTGACTGTTCAACCAGACTACTGCATCCTCCAATACTAATTACTGTTCATTTATGTCCTTTGAACCCTCCGTCAAAAAAGCGGAGGGTTTTTTCTTTTATGTATATTTATTGATATGGACAATAAAGTAACTGTGCTACTACCCGGTGGATTCAAACCACCTCATGCTGGGCATCTTGGATTAGCCAACAAATTTGCAAGTCGAAGTGATGTTGGTAAAGTAATTGTGATGGTAGGACCAAGTGAACGTGATGGAGTTAACCGTCAACAGAGTGTAGCAATATGGAACCTATTGCCTACAAACCCCAAGGTAGAGGTTGTGCCGGTCAACGATGACAGTCCTATGAACGCAGCATTTGGATATGTTTTCAATCTACCAAAAGATAGTAATGAAACCATCGCATTGGCAGCCAGTTCCAAGAGTCCAGAAGATGCTAAACGTAGCAAGATATTCAAAGCAGCAGTTGATCGTTATAAAACCAAACCAACAAAAGACGGTTCAACAGCACCACAGAATGTGTCGGTGATCGAAATGACTGACGATGCTCCAACAAACTATCAAGGTAGAACCGATGAAAAAAACGGACAAAGTATTAGTGCCAGCACATTGAGACAAGATTTGGCAAACGGAGACGTTCAGAATTTCCAGACAAATTATCCAGGCGTAAAAACTGGAGTAGTCAAAAGTATTTATAACATATTAACCAAGAAGAAATCTATGGACGAAATCAAAAGAAGAAAAATCAAAGCATTGATCAAAAAAATAATGACCGAAGACAATGGGTTTATGGATGCTTTGGTTGGACCAGAATCCAAGTTTAAGGACGCAATTGCTAAAATTAATGTGAGAGCCGGTATTTTAACAAAAGCTGCACAAGACGCTCAAAAGAAGATCAAGCCAAAATAAAAATATCCAAAAATATACAATTGGTTCTATGTATTGTTATAATTTATGAGTGACGAAATCGTTTTACAAAGAGTGGCAAACAAGCAACAAACTACGTTTCCAACAGAAACTATTGATCTTCCTAGTAAAGGTCATTTCTATCCACCCAATAGTCCTCTCGCAAAGGGAACTATTGAAATAAAGATGATGACTGCCAAGGAAGAAGATATTCTCACCAGTCCAAATCTTCTCAAGAAAGGATTGGCAATCGACAAGTTGTTGGAGTCACTGATCGTAGACAAGAACATCAAGTCAAGTGACCTTTTGATTGGTGATAAGAATGCGGTTATCTTTGCGGTTCGTCGTATTGCTTACGGTGACAATTATGGTCCAGTAGATATTACGTGTCCTAAGTGTCAAGCAAGCAATCGTCTCAATATCAATTTGAGTGAAATCAAGGAAAAGGAACTTGATGAAACAAAGTATGAACCAGGCACAAATGTGTTTGAGTTCACACTTCCATACTCAAAATCAGTAGTCAAGTTCAAGCTGATGACTGACAGTGATGAAAAGGATATCGAACGTGAAACTGCGGCACTTGCCAAGTTAAACAACAAGTCATCAGCTGAGGTTACTTCACGTTTAAAGAAGTCTGTTATTGAATTTGATGGTGAAACCGAACCAGCAAAACTAAAGTCTCTAATTGATAATATGCAAAGTCGTGACAGTCTTGCACTACGTCAATACATCAAAGAAATTACACCTGATATCGATGCAACGTTTGAGTTCAGTTGTAAAGAATGCGGTGCCGAAGAAAGGGCAGCAGTGCCAATGACTGTCCAGTTTTTTTGGCCTGACTCAAGAGTATAAGGTTTACATACAACAAGTTATATTCGACCTCTGTTATTATGGTAACGGAGGATTCTTCCCAACAGAGATATACAATCTGCCTGTATATCTTCGTAACTTCTATTATAAAAAACTCATAGAAGCCAAGGAAAAAGAAGCAGAATCACAAAAGCAGTCTTCAAGTCAGCCAAAGTCAGGCAAAATAGATAGACCTAGTTTCAGATAACTAGATATTTATTAGTATAATTGACATATGGCAGATTATACAGCAGACCTCCGCAACCTCAGAAGTGAACTTGATAATGCAGCTACCAAGTTCAATAAAGAACTTAATGAGGGTATGAAAAAACTAGGGTCGTTGGCAAAAAACGCCGATGAACTTGGAAAAAAGATGCAAAGTGTTGTAGATCCAGCTATTTTGATGGACAAAACTCTGTCACAAATGGCAGCTCGATATGAAGCACTAAAAAACCAATCTGCTGGATATGCGGCTACAATGGACAAGGCTCGCAATCAATTATTTAATATCACCGCTCAACTTGAAGAAATGCAACAACTTCAACAGAAAGAAAATGGTGATAGAAACAATTTGACAAGATCCGAACAAGAACGTCTTTCATACTTAGAAAAACAGAGAACTTCTTTAGAGGGATCATATGAAGAGTATCAAAGAATATACTTTGAAGCACTCAATCTGAAGTATACAACAGATCAACAACTCAAGAACTTAGAAAAACAAAAAAACACACTTGAAGTAATTAGTGCTGTATATTCAACCATAATTTCTCTTGGTGAAAAGTATGATGCTTTATTGAGTGAACAAGCTAAAGCACAAGGAACTACCAAGGATGAAATAAACAGACAGTATGATACTATCCAAAAGATCACTGGTGAATTAAGTTCAAATTTTGCAACCAACCAAGAGATTTTAAAAGCTGTAACTGCTATTAGAAAAGAATACGCATTGACTGACACTCAATTGGCAACAATCGGTAAAGAGTCAGCCAATATAAGTCGTTTGACTGGTTTGTCAGTAGATGAAGCAACCAAGTTCCAAACTACACTTGCCGAAGTAGGAGGAACATCAGTAATGGCTCAAGAAGCAATGACTGTAATTGCTGCTAAGGCTGCCGAAGCTGCTGGTGTTCCAATGGGTCAAGTGATGAAAGATGTGGCTAACGCAAGCAGTGCTGTTAGAACTATTTTCAAGGGTAACACTACTGAGTTGATCAAACAAGCCGCAGAAGCAAGAAAACTTGGAACTAGTTTGGATGCAGCTGCAAAATCAGCCGAAGCATTATTGAATTTTGAGTCATCAATTGGAGCCGAACTAAAAGCAGCTGCTTTGTTGGGTCAAAATTTGAGTTTCAATGAATCACGTAGATTGGCATTTGCTGGTGATTTGATTGGTGCTGAAAAAGCGTTACAAAAAGAAATTGAACGTGTCGGTGATCTCGACAAGTTGAATTACAACCAACGTAAAGCACTTGCTGAAGCTACTGGTAAAGATTTTTCTGAACTACAAAAGATTCAGACTCAAAAGAAAAACTTATTGGAAGCAGAACGATTGTTTCCAGAAGAAGCAAAGAAAATGAAGAAAGCTCAAGAGGAATTGAGATCTCTTGAGAAAAAAGGAGCTGATGCACGTAAAGCAGAACTTGAGTTGATGTTGAGACAAAAGACTGCTGAAGCTGAATCTCAAAAATTGGCACAAGCAAAAGAACAAGCATTGTTGAATCTTGGTAAGTTACTTCAACCAGTATACGCAATAATAATGTCGGTTCAAACGGCATTCTTTAATGCTATAGCTGCTATACTTTCATTCAAAGCTTCTTGGTCACAAGTATTGATTGCAATCACAGTGGGTGTTGGAACTGTATTAGTAGCGTTCTACACACTTAAGTTCGGATTGACCAAGGTGTTGGAGTTCTTGGGTAATATGTTTGGCAAAGCTGCTCAAGTCGCTGGTGAAGGTCTCGGTAAGGGTCTTGAAGGTATATCAAGAGGTATTACTTCTTTAGGAACTGCTGTTGGTGGACTCAAGTGGAGTGACATGGCAAAGTTGGCAGTATTGTTGGTGTTGATCACTGGAGCAGCCATGGGATTAGGATATGCTATGAGTATGCTTGGACAAACCAGTGCAACACAAATACTAGCATTTACTGCCGCTTTAGTAATACTTGGTGCTGGACTAGCTATAATTGCAGGATTGATGACACCACCTTCACCACTTGGTGCTGGTTTGTTGATTTTTGCTGGAGCCTTGGCTGTAACATCACTTGCAGCAATTGGATTTGCTAAAGCTATACAAATGGTAACACCATCGCTTGGTATAATTGGTGGGGTAATTCTAGGATTGGGAAATATTGTTGCAGGTGTTATTACAACGGCATTCAAAACCATGTTGGACATATTCAAACAACTTCCAGCTGTAGTTGGTGGAGTTGCCGGCCCACTTGTTAAGTTGGCATTGGTGTCTCCATTGTTAATCGTGGCAGCTGCTGGTGTTGGAGCACTATCAGCATCACTAGGAATACTAGGTGCTGCTTTGATATTGTTCCCAACCAGAGAATTGACCAGAGTAACAACACAATTGAGTTTGTTAGCAATATCAGCATCTGGTATTAGAGCCGCAGTTTCATCATTAAAAGAACTAAGTGGTATAGAACTACCAAAAATAGAACTTGGTAATGTAGCTGCTCTAGCCGCAGTATCGGCAGTAACGTCTGCTAACAAAAGTAATGAAACAAAAGAAATCAAACAAGGTCTTGAACTTGTTGCTCAAAAGATCGATACATTGACCACAATGATGGCAAATGGTGGTATCGCAGTCAATCTTGATGGTCGTCAGGTCAACTATGCTTTGGCAAAATCTGCTAATACTAGAGGATCTCTTGGTCAGGCAACCTTCTAATCTGATATTTATATACAATGGCAAATAGTCAAACATTCGTAGAAGGATTAACCGGTGGTGGTGATCAAATCACTACACTCGCAAACATTCAAGGTGCTGGTCTAAGACTACCATCACCCACCGCCGACTTTATCAACATAAGATCGCCTGGTAAACTTCGTGCATTGTTTGAAAGCAATGGTAATGCTGAAAGACTATATTCTATCAATAAACCAGAAGATGTTGGTTTGGCAGATGCACTAAAGTCTAGGTTTGACTATAAGAATCCAAATCAAGGTCAACGATCAAAAGTAACGGGTTTTGTTCGTGCTGCTACCCAAGATGCCAACTTGGTCAGAAAGTTCATGGGATCTGGTAAAGGAACTCGTTTCATTGTCAAACAATTGATTCTACAAGGATATCAACCGTTTGATGAAACCAAGGTCTACAATCCAGGCTCTCCATTGATTGCCGCTTTAAAACCAGCTTCATTCGGTCTATTGGACTGGCCAACCAGACACATAGACACCAGTAACCTTATTGGTGGTATTGTCAACGGTATTGGTCTTGGAAGTGTAGTATCGACCGTAGGTGCTTTGGTCGGAGGAGCACCAGCACAACCACCTCCACCACGTTCATCGGTCGCCAGTGCGGCTAGCAACGGTATTGGATTAAGCACACTTACCAGTCTTGTTGGTGGTGGTGATAGATCCAACGAAGTTGTAGCTCCAATAGCAAGAGGAGACGTTAAAGACCTTCTAAGAGGTAACACTGCTACAAACGCATACAATTCACCAAGATATAGTCGTTTGGTGAGTCAAGGTGCGGGATCATTTTTTAGTAGATTGTTGTCGGGTGTAGGTAAGTTCATACAGAACAATACTGTAGTCGGTGGTATTCTTCCTCCAAAGCAACCATGGGCAGCTAAGTTTCGTGCTGATGAAGAAACCTATGATTTGTATTTGAATGCTGGTAAGTTGTTTGATGCAAATTCAACTGGAATCAAGAACGGTGGTATTTTGAGTGGGTTGTTGAATTCTATTGGATTTGGCAAAAGAGCTAATTACTCACAAGCAGTAACACAAAGATTCTACAATAAGTCCAAGAACAAGCCAAATCTTTCTAGGTTGACGATCACTGGTAACTTATACAAATCTAGTCAACCATCAACCATTACATCACTTACAGGTGAAGTTGGTCTATACAATGGATCTGAACCTTTCTTGGGTAATCAAATTACCACTGAGAAGAACGACAATTCAGTATCAGACAATTCGTTGAAGTATGGTAAGTTGGTCACCAGAGGTTATTATGGTGAACAAGAAAGAAGTGATCAACTTCTTAATTACAAGTCGTTGATGGATGGCACCAAGAACTTCAATGACACGTTTGTTGACACCCAGACACTTACAGTTCAAAGGTTGATCAACAATCTTGATACTTCGGTCAATACCATCAAGGGTTCTAACGAAGAGAAATATTCGGTAAACAGAAGTAATTTACAACCTCTTCAATTTGCTAAGTTTGGTTCAAGTAAAGTTGGTATGGATTATCTAAAAGATCTCAATCCTAGCAACTTAAACTCTCCAAGTCCTTCACAGAACAACACTTATCAAGGTCGTTGGAGAGTGGATGAAACAACTGGAAACAAGGTTCCTACTCGTCTTGGAGAAGGACCAAATGATCGTTATATTCGTCCAACAAACAATGTTGATTATGTCAATGCGTTAGAGGTATTGAAACAAGATCAGTTTGATGCTTTATATGCCAATACCGACAAGTTTGGTGTGTATGGACCAGACATCATCAAGTTCTATTTCTATGACATTGTAAACAAGAAATACATACCATTCAATGCGACGGTCAAGTCAATCAGTGACAACAACAACGCAACTTGGGAGACTGTTGAATATCTAGGTCGTGCGGACAAGCTATACTACTACAAAGGATTTACTCGTAGTGTCAGTTTCAACTTCACTGTTAATGCACACAGTGTGAAAGAATTGATGCCTATGTGGAACAGAATCAACTATCTGGTAGGATTGACTCGTCCAGCAAACTATACTGCTCGTCAATTTGGTGGTTTTATGGTGTCACCAATGGTTCAATTGACATTGGGTGATTTCTATAAAAATCACAATGTGGTTATCAATAGTTGTAACGTAACTATTCCAGAAGATGCTGGTTGGGAAACAATACCAGAAGAAGCCGGTAAAAACGGACAAAGTTGGTATTATGGTCCAAACAAGGCAATATCTTGGGAAAATTCATCAGCATTATTGAACAGTTCCATAGATCAAAGAAAAGGAAACTCTACTGGTCGTGTGGCACAATTTCCTAAGACAGCAGATATTCAGATTGAAATGAGTGTGCTTGAAAAAGATCTACCATATGTTGGAAAAGCTATATGGGGTGATGCACCAGTTCAAATCTTTAATCCAGAAGACATTGGCGAGACTGGTCCAAGAACCGAATTTTATGGAGACAAGTCACAAGACAATGCTTCGGTCAACAAGTTCTCGCAAAATATTAGATACGATATTAACCGTGTTGATCAAACTAATGTTGCCGCAACACCATAATTATACAGTATGAGATATCAATTTACACCGATCCAAAAGCGCTGGGACGGAAACCGAGTATATGCTACAACATATTACCCAGTTATTCCACCAGATGTCAATGATATTTATATTACTGCTAGTGAAGAAGATTATCTTGATAGTTTAGCTAAAAAGTATTATGGTAATGAAAGTTATTGGTGGGTAATTGCAAATGCTAACGGTTTGGGTAATGGTAGACTATCTATACCAGTAGGAAAGCAAATCAGAATACCAGGCAATTTACCACAAATTATGCAGGATCTTAAAGAAGCAAATTAAGTTATATGGCAACAACACCAAATGTCCAATTACAACCTACATGGGCAAAACCACAAGCATCTGATATCGTTGAAAGAGACGTAAGATGGTGGGAAGCACAAAATATTCCATGGCAGTTGGTTCGTGAACTTCGTAGACGTAAGAACAGTATCAACATAGGACAAAACGCTGGCGTCAACACAGTAACTAATTTTCAAATGGATCATGAAACCTATAGAGGTCCAATGACTCCATGGGTTCGTGCATTTTCAAATGGAACTGGTCAAGTAGGATCACCAACAGTCCCAATCAGTAAATACTTGTTAAAGAACGACAAGCTTCCAATATACGAAGGATTTGTTCTTAGTGGTGGTGAAGGATTTAACAATGCTTATGGATTCAAACGACAAGGAAATGCCTTGGTTGAAGATAAAGCAATAATTGGTTATCAAGCCAATGGAAATCCTCATTTCATAGACACAAAGTATAGAACCAGCACATATTATGATGCCGGTGCGCATTGTCCAGGTGGACTAAAGTTCCCACAAAACTCTACAGTTCCGTCTATACTACCACCACCCGGCATCACATCTGTGAACGTCAAGACAAACAAAGACATGATGTCGAATGCCACGATCAACTGGCAATGCTACAGTCTTGCGCAGTTGGAATACATGATGCCATTTTGGTTGAGTCCAAAGATCAATGTGTTCTTGGAGTTTGGTTGGAATTTATTCAACATTGATTCATTGGTTCCTTTGGATGATGTAAACGAATGTTACAAGTTGATTCTAAGACCAGAGTTGGCACTTGAAAAGTATTACAAGTCATTTGGTAACTATGGATTGATCACCGGAATCATATCCAAATATAACTTCTCTACAGAAGACGGATTTGTATACAACTGCACAACAGAACTTATCTCAAGACAAGCAATGTATGCTGGATACAGAGCTGATAATCCAACTGTTTCACAAGGTGATGACAAACAACAAGCTGACACAAAGGAATATGTCAACTTGAAGGACTTTTTCTCAAACTATCTTCAGTTTACAAAACAAGTTCTTGAGAGCCGTGAAAATTACATCAACTATTTGCTTGATCCAAAGAACACTGAGACCCTAAGAAAGGCTCTTAGTAAACAAGCAAAAGACGAAAAGAAACAACAGGTTCAAGCACAACAAACTGGATTGCCTGGTAATTTTAAACCATCAAACAATTTCTATTCTGGAAAGAAAGAAAACAGAGTGTTTATGGGACGTATTCAAGACGTTTACAAGGCAAGTAAAATTCCAAAAAAGAAAACTTTGAGTCGAGCTGATGCCGCAACTCTTGGAGGTCGTAGAAATCCAACTCCTGGCAATCCAATGCCAGCGGGGTCACGAGCAGCGGCAGCGGCTGCAGCTGGTCAACGTGGAACTCAAACGTCTGGAACACCATCACCAGCAGGCTCCAGAGGCGCTGCAGCCGCTGCAGCTGGTTTACGTGGAAATCCAGTCCCAGTCCCAGTTCCAAATACAAGTGAGGTTATAACTTATGCTCCAGGCGAGTCTGGTCCAACAAATAATGGAGTTGCATACAAAAACGTTGTATCGTTTGCAGATAAATCCACAGATTTTGATTATGAGGATGGTTCTAATGATGAAGCATGGTATCAATTGGATTTCGTTTTTGAAATTATAAACCTCTTTTGTGCCGAGCCAAAAACCGGAAACAACAACATTGATATTTCTGACATAATCATTGGTGGTCATCCAAATTTGATTTCATGTGATAAAGATGTGTTGATTCCAAATCCAATTGCTCCAAAAATAAACATTGGTCGTGCTGGTCCAAAAGGTTACTTAGATCAATCTGATGTTAGCAATAACGCATTTTTGGATCAGTATTATTGGGAAAATTACAATTCCAAGATCAATGCTGGTTTGAAAGAAGAGAAGGATAGGGCACAAAAGTTGAAAGCAAATTCTTTGGATGCTGAATGTATTACAACAATTTCATCTCCACTTTGGAAAGCGGCTCTTAAAGCACGTAACACATTTAAAACAGGTGTTGCAGCCAGAGATAACTTGGATACAATCATCAATTGGTTGTATTATACTATTGGCGGACAAGGAACCAATAGTGCAGCATTTCCTTTTAGTCAACCAAAGACTGTCGGTAGTAGAACGTATCAAGCACACTACTATGGATATCTCAAGAACATATACATCAGTAAGTCACGATTGATTGAAATTGGTAAAGACACCGAATTGAAGACATTGGAACAAATCGTCAACAAGATTCTAAACATCATCAACGATGCTGTAGATAATTTCTGGAACCTACAAACTGTGAAGAATGAAAACGGTGGGTTATCTATTATTGACAAAAATCTTTCATTGCCTAGAGAATATGAAATCTACAAATTTGATATTGGATCAACTTCAAATGTCATCAAGAAGATTGATTTTCAAGTTAATTTGACCAATGAACAAGTCAACTCAGTGTTGTATGGCAGTGGACAAAATGCTGCAAATAATACAGCGGGACAAGTAACTGATATATTGAACAATTCCAATCTTAATCTGATACAGAAGAAAGATAAGATCACACAAATCAAAACTGGTTTGCCAAGTTTGAACTATGCGGATCGATTTGACAGTTATCAGATATTGGATGAGGTCAACAAAAAGTTGAAAGAAATTGATGACCAAATCCGAAAAGAAAGAAATGAACCACCAAAACAACAATCGGATTCGGAACTAAATCAAACGGTTCCACATGGGCCTATTGTTGACAAAAATGAAGAAATACGCAGAATACAGACTCAAGGTAAACAAGACGAAAAAGTGTTGGTAATGCGTGTAAGAGCTCTTTTGCCTGGTGAAGATCCATATGGTCCAATTGAAGAAAAGAGTTACAAAACACAGATACTTGGCATTGATAACCCATTCTCTGGAGAGGTTAAAACGTCACTTGCCAAGTTTGGTTGGGTAATGTTGAATCTTCCACCAACATTGAAAGGCAAACTCAGAGAAATGTTGGATGACAGTGATACTACAAACAACAACTCAAAGTATTCTGGTCCAGCTGATAACTTCACGTTGACCTTGACATTTGATGGTATATTTGGATTTAGAATGTTCCAACACATAGCTATATCAAATCTACCAAAGCCATATGTCCCAGGCAATGTCATATTTATGATTAACGAGGTTGACCATCAGATAAATGCCGGCAAGTGGGAAACTGTGGTCACAGCAATGTTAAGATGTTGTCCTGACCAAAATTACAAATTTATAGACGTATGATTCAAGATACTGATCCAGCATTAGCATACAGATTAGGATTGGAGAAATTCAGTCTATTCTTTCCTAGCACCTATATTCCTACACCAAAAAAGAAGGACTATGAATATGGTTGGATAACCAGATACTTTGTTGGTAAAAAGAATCAACAAATGATCATAGAAACAAATGCTAGAGACTATGGTGCCACCGACGAGGCTTTTTTTGTGAAAGGTAAGTTGGACTGGCAAATTAGCGGAAGAAAGAACAGTTTATACAAAGATCGAATTTTGTTAGAAGCTGGAGTTCAAGAAAACAACTTGTTACAAATTTCAAACTTGAACAAAACTCTGCCAGGCATCGAGATTGTTTTGTCTAATCCACTACAATTCTGGCAAGGCTATTAAATATATTTGACAGTAGCACAGCATGATGTATATTGTATGCTGTGTCACAATCATCCAAAATATATTTGAAGTTCATCTTCAGAGATACAAACCTTCATCCGTCGCAAGACAAGGTGATTGCGGCGTTTGTTTACGATTATCAAACCAAACAGTCGGAATACTTTAATTTTGAACATCCCGACGTAACCGCAAACTCAACTCTTAAGACGTTCAAGAAAACGTTGGCAAATAAGAAGGTTTATGTCAACAACAAGAAACGATACAAGTATCATATTCCAAATGCGGAATTATATGACATAAACTTGTTTTCCTTTCTTAAAGATGGTGAGGTTGTTGAAATGCCAAATCATTTGTATACCACACAGTTACAGATGACTCACAACAAGTTGAATCATGTCAATTTGGTGGTTCCGTATGTTGTTCACCAAAATGAATTTGATGCAGAAGTAGATCTAATTGATCAGTATGAAGATGAAAACACAGATTCATATTGTTTCAAGTTTTTCAATAACATTGTTACAGATACTTTGTTTGAAGTTGAACGTAATGGTATTCATGTCAATACTCCTCAATTCAAAGCTTGTTTTCCAAATGCAAGAGTTGTGACTAGTGAGGATGGTAGTCAAGATACTGTCTACAGTGAGTATTATATTTACAATCCAACTGGCAGACCAAGCAACAAGTTTGATAGTGTAAATTATGTAGCTCTTAACAAAGAAGACGGATGTCGTGAAAGTTTTACATCTAGGTTTGCCAATGGTAAACTAATGATGGTTGACTTTACTGGTTTTCATCCGTATCTAGTCGCACAATTGATTCAATACAAGGTTCCAGATGAAGAAACCATTTATGAACATTTGGCCAAACAGTATTACAATATTGATGTAGTAGATGCAAATACATTGTCTAAATCCAAGAAACAGACGATGGTGAATTTGTATGGTCAGATATCAGACAAACATATACAAATACCTTACTTTGAAAAGGTGGAAGAACTTAAGAATAGGTATTGGGAAGAGTTTACCAACAAGGGCTATGTAAAGACCCCTATCTACAAACGTAAGATCAATCAACATCATATTATTGATCCTAACAAGAACAAGTTGTTTGCTTATATCATTCAAGCAACTGAGACTGAATATGGATTGAACAGTCTTGGTAATGTGTTGAAATATGTGTCGGGTAAACCGATTATACCAATATTATACATTTATGACAGTATATTGTTTGATGTGGATAGTAGTGTGAAACCCGAAGAAATCAACGATGTAGTGGACATTATCAGAAATAAACGGTTCAAGGTAAAGGTTTATGAAGGAAATAATTACAATGATTTGAAATTAGTCTCAAGTTAAACATATTTATAATTGATGAAATTCAACTCAATTATAAACGATGTGTGTTGTGACAGTCGTATAAAAGATGGCGTGTTGAGGCTAGAAATGCCTGAACACGTTTTTGTGTTACAAGAATACTTGGAGAAGGCTGGATTTTCAATTGATGCGGTGGTCGAGAGAACAGCAAAGTTGTTTGAAGCAGGTCGTTTCCCAGAACGTCAGGCTTACAATAAAGATGGTATATTGGTTACATTTCCAAGCAAAGAATATCGTGACCGTGCCGTAGATAAAGGAACTCACTTTGCAGAAAACCCGAAGAAAAATGCAGGAACTTTGTTTTCACCCTCTGACACAGGAGGACTATCAACCGCTGATATTGCGAAAACCGATTCTGGTGAAGAAGACAAACAAGATAAGTCTGACACAGTTTCTCTTGACAAGGAGTTGAACAAGAAAGTTACTGGAGATGATAAAAAAGACGACAGAAGCACAAAAGAAAAAGTTCAAGATGCGGCTGCTGTTGATTCAATTTTGACTGGCGGAGTTCCATTGATCAACCAACAAGTAGATGAATGTGAAGATTGTGGGTGCAATGATTGTGAGAAAGAAGAATATACTGTCAACGAAGCAACTGAATTGGGATATGTAAAAAATGGTCTTCGTTGGTATGACAAGGCTGGCAACATGATTGGTGAACAAGTTTATAAAGAAAATGTTGGTCCAGTTGTTGTAGTAGAAAAGCAAGTCAAATGTAATGCTCAAAAAATGGAGTATCACATCAATGACGAGTTTGCTGGAATTGAAACAGACGACGATGTTGCTAAGAAGATTGTAGCAAAGTTGAAGAAACAAGGTATCAAAGCATCAACTGCATTGGGTAATTTGAGATGTAATATTACCAATCCTATTTTTGCAAATATTGACAGAACCTCAAAGACCGATTTGATCTTTGAAGGTAAGACACGTATGAGAGCCAGTTTGAAGGCAAAGGGAGCACAAATTTGTAGTGCTCAAAATGCCGAAGTCAATTCTGTAGTATCTGCTATTTTGAAAGACTCTGGTGAAGACGTAAAGGTGATGGAACAAGTTTCGTCATTCATTATGGATGGTCTACAAAAGAAGTTTTATATCGGACTAAACGATGAAGTAAAAGAGAAACTACAAAAGTCGTTGACGAATGCTGTTAAAGGTAATAAATCTGTAGATCAAATCAAAGCAGAAGTTGGTGATATTGAGAAGATCATTATTCAAAACAAACAGTTTGTAAAGAAGGGTGTGATACCTGTTAATACTGAAACTGTGATGTTGACACTCAATAGTGTATTTGTTCAACCAGCTCGTCGTCGTTTGCTAATTGAGGAACTTGCTACTGGAAAACGTAGATTCCAACAAGGAAAGGCAGACTTTAGTGCCGAGTGTATTGCCGACTATATGATGACTTGGGACTGTAGTGGTGATTGCCATTATTACACAGTAGATAAGTTCATTACTGAAAACGATAAGAACATATCGTTCAGATTTTCAAACCGTGGTGGCACCCGTGGTATTGCGATTCGTGGTGATATTAAACTAGAAGAAATCAAATTGGATGAAGGCCTTATGGACACACTGCAAAACATAGGCAAGTCGATCAGTGACTATTTTAGTGATGTTTGGACCACAATCAAATCGCTTAGTGGCGAATTAAAAGACTTTTTCACAAAGGCTTGGGAGAACATCAAATCTGGTTTACAAAGTATATTTGAAGTGTTATTGCGCTTTTCGAGATATCTAAATGCGTTGATTTCTGAGGGATGGGAAAGCTTCACAGAATTTTTAGGATTTGAAGGACATGCCGATGGTGCTTGGAGATGGGAAATGCCAAACACATCGACGCAGTTACCTCCTGTTGCTGAACCTACATTAACATGATTCAAAAACAACTGCTTTGCACATTCTCAGACAGCAACAAATATTTGTCAGTCGTAGACGAGATCAAAAAGACCTACGAGATGGCAGATAACAAAATATTCGTGTTTGCTAACGAGAAGAATCTGAGAGAAATTTATCTCACATTCAATATTGTTAAAAACATCGATTCCAAAATCAAATATCCGAATACGATAAGCGTTCACAGAAAGAAGCAAACCAACACGCTATATACGTTGAATGCGATGAACAGATTGATTGAAGACGAGAACAACGGTGTGTTCGATAAAACCTTTCAATTAAACTGGGATTTATACAAAAATAGCATCATTTTGGTAGCAGATCCAGGCGTAAAAATAGTCGGATTAAAGTTGTTTTCTGTGCTTTCTTGGTGATACTTATTTATACCTTGACGGTTCTCTGCATACACTGTAGAGTATTGTCATGGTGATTCGTTACGAATCTTAATTTAAGTGAATTAAGAATACTTAACTAATTAACCTATAAACTAATTAACTAATTAAACTAATTATGGCACTAAATATATCGCAGTTGAAGAGTCGCTTGAACTCCCTTTCAAGCCAAGGTTCTGGAAACAGTAAGAAGAATGATGTTCTCTGGAAGCCTAATCCCGGTAAACAAGTTGTTCGTATTGTTCCCTACAAGTTCAATCCCGAGAATCCGTTTATTGAACTCAAGTTCCACTATAATATCAATGGTAAGACCTATTTGTCTCCTGACAGCTTTGGTCGTCCAGATCCTATTGTGGAGTTTGCCAATCGTTTGAAGAAGACTGGTTCCAAGGAAGATTGGCAGATGGGTCGTAAGATGGAACCCAAGATGCGCACATTCGCTCCTGTGATCGTTCGTGGTCAAGAGAGTGAAGGTGTGAAGTTCTGGGGATTCGGTAAGACCGTGTATCAAGAGCTTGTGTCGGTATGTCTTGATCCAGAGTATGGTGATATTACTGATCTCGCAAATGGTCGTGATATTACCATTGAGTTCAAGACCGCAGAGGAAACTGGTAAGAGCTTCCCTGAGACCACAGTTCGTGTGAAGCCAAATGTCACACCTGCTGTTGATCCTAAGAACGCTCAGTTGGTTGATTCCCTCAAGAATCAGACTAACATCCTTGATCTGTTCCCAGAGTTGTCTTATGATGAACTCAAGGACGTTATGGATAAGTGGTTGAATCCAGAAACCGAAACCGCTGAAGTTGAAGTTCCCGCTGGAACTGAGGCTGAAGAGGAAGTCGCTGAAACTCCCGCTACAGTAAAGGCAGTTGCTCCGTCTGGAGTAAAGACTGCTGTTCAACCAAAGGCAGAGACTAAGAAGGCTGCTTTTGTTTCCCCAACCGCAAGTAAGTCAAAGGGCGGATCTACTGATGTAGAGAAGGCTTTTGATGACTTGTTCAACTCCTAAAAACAATAAATAAAGCCGGTGGAGTTTTTTATACCCCACCGGCTTTCTAGTTATACACGTTATGGCAAAAAAATCAAATAGCGGACAAGAATCCAACAGAGACGATCTAATTGATCTACTCCAAAATGAGCTTAACAAGGCTAATAAGGATGGTGGAAAGATTGCGTATAGGTTGGATGAACAAGATAATCCGGCTGATATCACTGACTGGATCAGCACGGGATCATCTATTTTGGATTTAGCAATCAGCAATCGTCCTCACGGTGGATTGCCTGTTGGTAAAATGGTAGAATTCAACGGTCTTGAAGGCACTGGTAAGAGTCTTGTTAGTGCGCATGTCGTGGCCGATACCCAAAAGAAGGGTGGAATTGCAGTGGTTATTGATACTGAAAACGCTGCTGCTCCTGAGTTCTGGAAGAGTCTTGGTGTAAATCTATCTAAACTTCTGTATGTTCAATGTGAAACCGTTGAGGACATTTTTGAACAGATGGAGAAGATGATTGCAATTGTGAGAAAGTCTAACAAGGATCGTATTCTCACAATCATTGTTGACTCTGTGGCTGCTGCTTCAACAAAGGCAGAACTAGAGAGTGATCATGGCAAGGATGGTTATGCAACTGGTAAGAGTATCATTATCAGTAAGGCTATGAGAAAGATCACCAACATGATTGGTAAGCAAAAGGTTCTTACCGTGTTTACTAATCAGCTACGTCAGAATCTAAATGCTATGGCATTTGGTGACAAGTATGTAGTGAGTGGTGGTAAGGCTCTGGCTTATCATTGTAGTGTTCGTGTTCGTCTTAACAACACTGGTAAGCTCAAGAAGGGTGAGGAAATCATCGGTAATGAGTGTAAGGCAGTTGTTGTTAAGAACAGAATGGGTCCGCCCAATCGACTCGCTAATTTCGATATCTACTACGATAGCGGAATTGCCGACTACAGCAGTTGGATTAAAGTTCTCAAGGACAATAATCTGATCAAACAAGGTGGTGCATATTATACCTATCAAAAGGATGATGGCACCGAATGGAAGTTCCAGTCTAAGGATTTCATTTCTACGTTGCAAACTGACACAAAGCTAAAGGAAGAAATTTACTTGAAGATTTGTGACGCAACTGTGATGAAGTATAAAGACCCTAACAGCAAGATTGTTGAAGACGCAGAAGTGTCGTCTGACGAAGAAGACGCTGGCGCTGAAGAATAATCATGAGTGGATTTACTTCCAACGAAAAGAAAAAGTTGTTCTCGTTGTTTGAGAACATCAAAGAGGATGTCGGGGCTGGTGGCCTTCAAAAAACTACCAACTCCGACATCCTTATCGTGGACGGTCTAAATACCTTTATTAGATCGTTCATGGCGGTTCCATCTATGAATGACGATGGAATGCACACGGGTGGGATTGCTGGTTTCTTGAAGAGTGTCGGTTATGCAATCAAACTATTGAATCCCACCCGTGTTATTGTTGTTTTTGACGGTAATGGTGGTAGTCAAAAACGTCGTAAGATTTACCCAGAATACAAAAAGGGACGTAAGACTCGTATCAAGTTCAATAGAACCTATGACGATATGTCTAATAGTGATATTGAGCAAAAGAATCTCAAGATGGAGTTGTTGCGACTAATCAACTATCTTGACGTATTACCAATTACTGTGATGGCAATTGATAATATTGAAGCTGATGATACTATTGCTTATTTGGCTGAACAAACATTCAAGGACAGCAACGTTACCATCATGTCATCGGACAAAGACTTTTTACAGTTGGCCAGTGACAGAATCAAAATTTGGAGTCCTACCAAGAAGAAGATTTTTGGTTGTAAAGAAATCGTAGATGAATATGGTATCACATGTAACAACTTCATTTTCTATAGAGCTATGGAAGGTGATGATAGTGATAATATTCCAGGCATCAATGGTGCTGGTCTAAAAACCATATTGAAGTGTTTTCCGTTTTTGGCAGACGAACGTCAAACTTCTCTGCAAGAAATTTACAATTACGCTGAAAACAACAAAGGCAAGTATAAGCTCTATGAAAAAGTGTTGAGTGACAAACTGACACTTGATAGAAATCATGAGTTGATGCAGTTGAAAGACACACAAATTCAGTCATTCACTCAACTCAGAATTGAAGAGATCATTCAAAAGCCAGTTCCCCATATAAACAAACTGGTCTTCAGCAAGTTGATCAACGAAGATAAAATGTGGAATAACCTACCAAACTACATGGTATGGTTGAATGAGACTTGGGGTAAGGTCAACAGTTTCGTAATCTAACCAGTATAAAAAGTTGAAGATGCTACGCATGTAGTGTAGCATCGTATTATCAAATAGAAAGTAACACATGAGCGACAAAGTAATTATCGACAACCTAAAAAAGTTTGGAAATGAATTCCAAGTTAAATGCATCGCAGGACTGGTATCTGATCGTCCATTCATTGAACGATTGGCAGACATCGTAGAAGCAGACTTCTTTGAGAATGAGGCACATAGATGGATCGTCAAGGAAAGTATCAGTTACTTTCATGAATATCGTGATCTTCCTTCACTCAACGTTTTCAAGGTCAGACTTGAAACCATCACCAATGAGGCACTCAAGGCGAGTATCGTTAACAGTCTAAAGTTGGTGTATCAAAAGATGAACGATGGTGATTTGAAGTTCATCAAGGAACAGTTTCTTGAATTCTGTAAGAATCAGAAGTTGAAGAATGCCATCATGGATGCCGCAGATTTGTTGGCAACTGGTGAGTATGAAAAGATCAAGAGCAAGGTTGATGAAGCTCTTAAGGCAGGCATGGAACGTAATCTCGGTCATTCGTATGAAGAAGACGTTGAGAAGCGTATGACTGTGATGGCTCGTAATTCAATCAAAACCAATTGGGAAGTAATTGATGGTTTGATGGACGGTGGTCTTGGACCTGGCGAACTTGGTATTATTACGGCTTGTGCCGGATCTGGTAAGTCTTGGGTCTTGAGTAAGCTTGGTGCCGAGGCAATGAAGCAAGGAAAGAATGTTCTTCACTTCACGTTGGAGTTGAATGAGAACTATGTTGGTCTTCGTTATGATAGTTGTTTCACTGGTATTGACTTCCAGAATATTCGTAACAATGTCGAGGTGGTCAAACAGAAGATCAACGAAGTGCCTGGTAAATTGAAGATCAAGTATTTCCCGATCAAGACAGTATCAGCTCATAGTTTGAAGTCACATTGTGAACGTATTCATACTCTGGGAACCAAGATTGATATGATTATTGTCGATTACGCTGATATTCTTCGACCAATTCACAGTGATCGTAATAGTAACAGTTATCAAGAAGCTGGTGGTATTTACGAAGAATTGAGAAGTATTGCGGGTGAACTACAAGTTCCTATTTGGAGTGCTTCACAAAGTAATCGTGCCGCAATGGATGAAGATATCATTCAGGCTAACAACATCGCAGACAGTTATCGTAAGATCATGACTGCCGACTTTGTTATGTCACTCAGTCGTAAAGTTACCGATAAAGTTAACAACACTGCACGATTCCATATCATCAAGAATCGTTTCGGACCAGACGGTTTGACATTCCCAAGTAAGATGAATGCCGGATGTGGTCAGATTGAAATATTCAGCGAATCTTCAAGAGAAGGTATGGCACTTCAGAATGAGATGATGGATGGTGAAAACCAAGTCAAGAAAATTCTGAAGAATAAGTGGAATGCCCATAGTAGCACAGACGACGAAGAATAATTCATAGTATGCCGTTGTAAAAAACCTGACAAAAAAAGTTTCAAAAAGTTCTGTCAGATAGTTTACAACGGCATTTTTGACACATAATTATTTATCACCATTGTAACAAATTTATGAACAAAGAGATTTTTATTAAAAAACGTAACGGTAAGGTAGAGAAATTCAACGCAGACAAAATCAATAAGGTTTTGCAATGGGCTACCGTTGACATCAAAGGTGTTGGTTTTGAGGAAGTAGCAATGAATGCACACTTGTCCTTCTTTGATGGAATGACAACCAAGGACGTTCATTCTATGTTGATCGAAGCAGCTGCAAATTTGATTAGTGAAGAAAAGCCTAATTATCAATATGTTGCTTCACGATTGTTGAATTACCATCTTCGTAAAGAAGTGTGGGGAGGCAAGAATCCACCCAAGTTGTATGACCTCACAAAGGAAAACATAACCAACTTGGTATATGATGAAGAAATTCTCAACTGGTATACCAAACAAGAGTTCGACAAGCTTGACGAATATCTGAAGCATGATCGTGATTTCAATTTCACTTATGCCGGTATCAAGCAGTTGTGTGACAAATACTTGGTGCAAAATAGATCAACCAAGAAGATCTATGAGACTCCACAGTTCGCATATATGTTGATTGCCATGACGTTCTTCAAGGATTATAAGGAAGGTCGGCTTGAGTATGTAAAGAAGGCATACAACTATTTTAGCAAACACAAGATCAATCTTCCAACCCCAATCATGGCTGGTGTGAGAACTCCAATGAAGAGTTATGCTTCATGTTCTCTATTCACCGTTGATGACACTCTCAAGAGTATCTTCAGCAACAACAGTGCAGTTGGTTTTGCCACTGCAAGTCGTTATGGTATTGGTTTGAACCTTTCTCGTTTGCGTGCCACCAATGCTCCAATTCGTAATGGTGAAGTTATTCATACTGGACCAATTCCTTTTGCCAAGGCATTTGAATCCACTGTGAAGTGTTGTCACCAGAACGGTATTCGTGGTGGAAGTGCAACTGTTAACTTTGCTTGGTTCCACTATGACATCATGGATATCTTGGTGTTGAAGAACAATGCCGGAACTGATGATAACCGTGTTCGTAAATTGGACTATTGTGTAGGATTGGATAAGTTGATCTTTGAACGTTTCCTCCAAAACAAGGAAGTTACATTGTTCAGTTATCATGAGTGTCCTAGTTTGTGGAACAGCTTTGGATTTGCTGACTTCAAGGAAAAGTATGAAAAGGCTGAAGCCAACAAGAACATTAAGTTCAAGAAGAAGGTTTCTGCTCGTGAATTGATGGGTCTTCTTGCCAAGGAACGTTTGGAGACTGGTCGTATTTATACCATGTTTGTTGACCATGCTAACGACCACGGCAGTTGGTTGGAACAGGTTGACACCAGTAACTTGTGTCTTGAAGTCAATCATCCTTTGATTCCTATTGAGGATGTTAATGACAAGAACGGTGAAATTGGCGTTTGTATTCTTGCTGCTGTAAACTGGTTGGAGATCAAGGATGACGAAGAAATGAAGAGTGTGTGTGAAGTGATCGTCAGAATGTTGGATTCTTTGATCGAACACCAAAACTATTTCGTTCCGGCTGCTGAGAACTTTGCCAAGAGACGCCGTAGTCTTGGTGTTGGTGTAAGTAACTTGGCTGCTTTGTTGGCAAAAGAAGGATTGAAGTATTGGGATAAGAATGCTCCAAACTTTGTTGCCAAGTGGATGGAGAAGCAGAGTTACTATTTGATTCAAGCATCTGTTGAAATGGCTAAGGAACTTGGTAAGTGTGAGAAGTTTGACAAAACTAAGTTTAGTCAAGGAGTGTTGCCGATTGATACTTATAAGAGAGACGTTGATGAATTCATCACTGAACCTTTACATATGGATTGGGAAGCTCTACGTGAGGAAATCAAGAAACATGGTATGAGACATTCTACTCTTACTGCCTGTATGCCTGTGGAGTCAAGCAGTGTGATTCAGAGTTCCACCAACGGCATTGAACCTCCTCGTAGTTTGATCAGTTTCAAGGGAAGCAAGAGTAACATTTTGCCAGTGGTGGTTCCAGGCATTGACAAGTATAAGGAACATTATACGTTTGCTTTTGACATGCCTGATAATGACGGATATCTCAGAGTGGCTGCTGCTATTCAGAAGTTCACTGATATGAGTATCAGCACAAATACCTATTATGTTCCTTCAAGGTATCCTAGTAACAAGGTTCCAGTTCAAGAAGTTATTAAGGATATGTTGATGGCTTACAAGTATGGTATTAAGAATTTGTATTACGCTAATACCGATGATGGTGATAAACAAACCGCTATGGAACATAAAAAGACAGAGGCAGTAAAGCCTGAACCCAAGATTGAACAACAATCTGGTTGTGAAAGCGGTGCATGTGCCCTATAATGAAAGGAGAATATGAAGACTGTATTGAATAAAACTAATATTGACGCAACGAAGAATCCATTGTTCTTGGGAGAGGACTTGTCACTTCAACGATATGACAAACAAAAGTATCCGAAGTTTTATGATCTATATGATCAACAACTGAACTTCTTCTGGAGACCGCAGGAGGTTTCTTTGGTGAAGGATATTAGTGATTACAAGAATCTTTCTGATGAAGAACGATTTGTATTCGATAGTAACCTCAAGTTTCAAACTATGACCGACAGTATGTTGAGTCGTAGTATTCACCAAATGATGAAGCATGTCACAAATCCCGAGTTGGAGATTTGTATGAATACTTGGAGTTTCTTTGAGACTATTCACAGTAATTCATATACATACATTCTCAACAACGTGTATCCAGATGCTACCAAGTTCTTTGATAGTATTCTTGAAGACACCGAGATTGTAAAGAGAGCCAAGGCTATTAGTGAGAAGTATGATGCTCTTTTGGCAACCGACAAGGATGACATTCGACAACAGATCTTTGATGCTATTTTGGCTACACAAATCACCGAGGGTCTTGTTTTCTATGTGTCGTTTGCTTGTAGTTTTTACTTTGGATATCGTGGAAAGATGGAGGGTAATGCCAAGATTATTAAGTTCATCAGTCGTGACGAAAATCTACACGTTGCTATTACCCAAAATATTCTTCGTTATTTGAGTGAAAACAAGGAAGAAGGATTCCAAGATATTGTTAAGAAGTCCGAAGACAAGGTATACGAAGCATACAAAATCGCTGTAGAGGCTGAAAAGGACTGGGCTAATTATCTATTCAGTAAGGGTAACCTTGTTGGATTGACCAATGATAGTTTGAACACCTACGTTGAGTGGTTGGCTAATAACCGTCTACAAAGCATCGGATATAAGAAGTTGTATCCTAATGCCAAGACCAATCCATTGGCTGGTTGGTTGGACAGTTACTATGACAGTAAGAAGCTTCAAGTGGCTCCTCAAGAAACCGAGTTGAGTAGCTATGTAAAGGGTGTGGATAACACAATTACAGAGAATGCTTTCGACGGATTTAAGTTATAAATAATATGTCACTTTTAATGAGTGACGTATATTTATATGATAGACTTACCATATGAACTATAGAGATCAACTGAAAAATGCTGTAAAAAAGATAGTAAGAGAGGTCATTGAGGAAAAGACGACTGAGGTTAATAAGACCTGGGCTGAAATGATGGAATCTTTATCTAAAGAAATCAAGAAGCCTATTACTCTTGACGATGCTGGAAACTACAACGTATGCGAATGTGAGCCTCATCACATTAACATTCGCCCTATAGTTCACGATATCTTCGATTTACAATACTTTAAAGACGGTGTAGAACGTCAAAAGATTTTGTATATTCCATTTGAGGATGTCAAGAAGTATGTCAAAGAATGGTTGAATTCAAAAGAACTAAACTATGTTGATAATGCTTATGAAAAGAATGTAGAAAACAGCAAGGATAAAGAAGGTGGTAAGAAAGCAGATAAGGCATCAGAAGAACAAAACTTGGTTGATCCAGAAAAAGACAACAAGGTAGTAAAGTCTATCAAGGCGAAGGCCATGAATGAACCAAAAGATGATCCAACTGAACCTATGCGTCCTGTTGGAAAGACTGAAAAGCAGGTAGATCATAAGTCTAAGAATCCATCTTATGAACCTCCAAAGCTACCAAAGAATCTACAAAAGTTGGTAGTCAAATACACCAAGGGCGGTAAGGCTCGTAAAAAGTAAAATACATTGTTATGGCAGACGGAGAATTCAATCCAAATAGTTACGATGCGGTATTGTCGTCAATCAATACCCAATTACAGGCGATGAATTCAACGTTGACAACGATGCAGAACACTGAGAAAGAAAACAACAGTGCGCTGCATAAAAAAATAAACGAAGTAGAAACAAAGATTGATAATAAAATTGACACCTTCAACGCAACGTTAACAAAGAACATTACAGAAGTTAATAATAAAGTGGTTGCATTGGAGTATTTTAGATATTATCTTGCGGGTATGGTAACTACCGCTTCTGCTCTTGGTGGCGCATTTTTTTCATATGTTTTTACAAAGTTCTTGGGTGGAGGCGGTGGTGGACCAACCCCTCCACATGCTTGAATAACATAAATCCGTCTTCGTCCAATCTTCGTTGGTCTAAATTATAACTAAAAGGACATATATGATTAAAATGGTAATGGGTGTTGCTCTTGCTTCGGTATTAGCATCACAGACGGTCAAGGCAGGAGATCGCGAATGGGCAACAGTTGGTAAGGTTTTGACAGGTGTAGCTGTTGTTCATGTTATTGATAAGATTGTAAATCCTGCTCCTCAAGTGGTTTACGTTCAACAGCCGGTAGTAGTTCAACAACCCGTGGTAGTCCAACAGCCAGTAGTGGTTCAACCAGCACCTGTTGTTTATGTGCAGCCTGCTCCAGTTGTTTATTATGCGTCACCTAGTGTGGTAGTGTATCCAGGCTGTCCAACGCCGGTTTACAGATATCATCACCATCATCACTGGCACCGTTAATTTGATTAAAAATAACAAAAGGAACCGCTGACAAAATCAGCGGTTTTTTTATTTGGGTGTTGACATACAAAAACTGTGTGGTAGTATAGGTGGTGTTGAGATCACCTATGAAAAACAAAAAAGGCAATGAAATGAATTTGACCGTGACGGCGAATTTTGATATTAAGAAGTTCCTTGATACGTGCAAGGATTTGCGTCCATCTTCTCTGATTATGGATGATGTCAAGTGGAAGTATATGGTTCGGTCCACAATTCGTGGCAAGAACATTCTTCTTCTTGGACCCACTGGTTGCGGCAAGACTCTTGCTGCTCAAACTGTTGCCAAGGTTGTTGGTAAGGAAAACAAGTTTTTCTACTTCAATCTTGGAGCTACTCAAGATGCCCGTGCATCTCTTATTGGAAATACGCACTTCGACAAGTCTAGTGGAACCTTCTTCAAGGAGTCCAGCTTTGTTAAGGCTATTCGCACTCCCAACGCCATCATTCTTCTTGATGAAATTTCTCGTTCTCATCACGATGGTGTTAATATTCTTATGACCGTTCTTGATGACCTTCAACGTTATCTTCGTCTTGATGAGAAGGAAGATAGTGAAATTGTGAAGGTTGCGGATGGGGTCACATTTATTGCTACTGCAAACGTTGGTAATGAATACACCGCTACCCGTGTTATGGACCGTGCTTTGCTTTCACGTTTCCCAGTCAAGATCGAAATGACTCCTCTGGATCGTGCCAGTGAGTTTGAACTGTTGAAGTCTCGATTTGATATCACTGATGTAGATAAGCTTGATATGCTTAATGCCGTCTGTGACATTGCGGATCACACCCGCAAGCAAGTCAAGTTGGAAGATAGCAAGATTACCAACTTTCTTCCTACTCGTTCAACCGTCGAGATTGCTGAACTTATTGTTGACGGATTTAATTTGCTTGAAATTGCCGAGACTACCATTTATCCTAATTTCAGTGACGATGGTGGCGTTGACAGTGAACGGACCTATGTGAAACAGCTTGTTCAAAAGTATATCAAGACTGAATCCAAGACCAATCTGTTCAACGATCCTATCAAGGAAAACAATCAGGTTCCGTTCTAATAGTATAAACAACAATTAACCGACTTAATTTATGGGAAAGCAACACAGCGACTTCTGGATGAAGGATTATGACATGGATTGGGATTTTACAGACGAATCCGATGATCTTGATCTTTCTAGTGCCCAGACTGAAACGACTGCTCACCTAATTAGGTTGTCGGCCGCACGTAGGGCTATTTCTAACTACGTGTCAATTCTCACCAGTAGAAACATTCCCGTCATGTTTAACGATCAAAACGTTAGTATGACTGACGGTAAGACCGTGTATATTGGTGCTGATGTTAATGAAAAGAATAACTTTGATGTGGCTGTCGGATTGGCGCTGCATGAAGGCAGCCACATCTGTTATTCTGATTTTGATTTGTATAAGACTTTGTGGCAGAAGGTTCCTAGAGAAATCTATGACTGTGCCATTAACCTGAACATTTCCAAGGAGGAAGTGGCAAACGTCTGTAAGACTTTGTTCAATATTATCGAAGACCGATACATTGACTACACTGTATACAAGAATGCGCCTGGTTACCGAGGTTACTATGAGGCGCTTTACGACAAGTATTTCAACACCAGTATCATTGATGATGGACTCAAGAGCAACCTATACAGGTCGCTTAACACTGAGTCATACATATATCGTATCATCAATATCACCAATAAGTATACTGATCTGGATGCTTTGCCTGGTCTGTATGAAATTGCCAAGACTATCAATTTGACAAACATCAGTCGATTGGACACTGGTATGTCTCGTCTTGAGTGTGCGTTTGAAGTTGCTACAATTATATTCAAGAACATCAACGAAGCTAAGATGGTTCCTCAACCCAAGATGGATGTCAATGCTTCTGGTGGCGACGGACAAAATGAGGATTCCAAGGGTCAAGAAACCAAGGTTGAATCTGGTGAAAAGTCTGACAAGGTTAATCCTAAAGATGAAGAAGATGCTCTTGGTGGCGATACTACCTCTGTAGAGACAACGGATGCACCTACTGCCAATACTAATGTTGGCGATGATGATAGTGTGTCTCAAACCAAGAAGAGCAAGATTGCAAGGGCTTTTGAAAAGCAGAAGGAATTTGTTTCTGGTAATCTTAAGAAGAAGAAGGTTTCCAAGAAGGAGAATCAGGTTCTTAATATATTGGAACGTAGTCAAATTGATCTGATCGACGTTGGTAACGAATATGTTATTAGTCAGAACAACGTTGGCGCTATTGAATGTATTTTGGTCAAGAACCTTACTAAGGAACTGGCTATGTCTGAAGAGTTTCCGCTTGGACCTGTTAGGTCTTGGTATGGATACAAGGATGTGTCTTCTATTCCTCAAGTTATTGAGCTACAGAAAATCATTGATCGTGGTATTAGTCTTGGAACCAAGATTGGTAAGCGTCTTCAATTTCGTAACGAAGTAAATGTTGAAAAGTTTACTCGCAGGGAAACTGGACGGCTTGACAAGCGTATTATCCATGAGTTGGGTTTTGATGCAGAAAACATCTTTTACACTACTGCTACTTCTAAATACAAGAAGATGAACTTTCATATCAGTGTTGATGCTAGTGCTAGTATGAGAGGAAGCAAGTGGAATAAGACTATGCTTCTTTGCACTTCAATTGCTAAGGCTGCCAGTATGTTGGAAAACATTCGTGTCACCATTAGTTTTAGGTCTACTATGGATAAGATGCCGTATGTTGTGATGGCATATGATTCCAATAAGGATAAGATTGTCAAGATCAAGAATTTGTTTGCTTTTATTCATCCAGACGGGTTGACTCCCGAAGGATTGAGTTTTGAGGCAATCATGAAAGAAATGCCTGAAGGTGGGGCTGATATGGACAGCTACTTCATCAATATTTCTGATGGCGAACCATGTTTTTCTTTCAACGGCGAAAGCGTTCAGATACCCGTTGCATATAGTGGTGCTGATGCTGCTTCTCATACCAGAAAACAAGTTAACAAGATTCGTAGCATGAACTATCGGGTTATTTCTTACTTCATTAGTGAAAATAACACTGTTCCGCCACAATCTGCTAATATGTTCAAAACCATGTATGGCAAGGATGGTGTGTTTATTAATGTTGAAAATATCAATCAGATTGTGAACACGCTCAATAAAAAGATGTTGGAAAGTGTTGACGTATAACAACTCTTCTGATATAATTTAAACACAGGTATATCATACCTAAACTATAAACATAAATACAAGAAAGGATAAAAAATGAAAAAGACTGATCGTAAGAACAAGACAAACCTCACCGTTAATTGGCCGAAGAATATCTTCACAATTGAGGAACTGAACCAGAAGAATCCCGAGTTTGTCAACATCACGTTGCGAGTTCGACTCAAGAAGGCGATCTCTGATAACATGGTTTCGGAGGTTGGATATCTTCACAATGGTAAGGGTCGTCCTCGTTTGGTGTTAGCATGTTCACCTATTACTCAAGAACATATTGCAGAAGCAAAGAGTAAGGGTGTTGTGCTGAAGGATGGATTGAGTGTCAATGTTTTGACTGTCAATGCTTCTAAGGAAGAGTCTGTTGTCACGATTGCTGAGTCAACCAATTCACAGAACGTCACTATGTCTGTGTAATAGTTGATTCAAATATTGTGAGACCAAAGCGGACTTAGCTTAAGCTGTCCGCTTTTTTCTTTTGAGTAGTAATAGATAGAAGCATCTTTCATGTGTTTTTTGATGTTTTTAACAACACCTTCACACATGTTCCAACTACCATAATAGATAGGTTCATCCAATTGACTGTCAAATATACTAAAAGATCTTTGACTCGTTTCGAATACAAAAAACGTTTCTTCTTTTGGATTGATCTTTTTAAACTTCATGGTATACTAGTTTATAAATATGGACGTATTACAAGAATATTTTAGTGGAATCGAACAATTCGACTATGAGACAAACAAGAAGAAACTAATTGACAATCTCAATTATCTCAAGTCGATGTCTGTAGAAGAACAAACCTTCTACAAGAAGTGGGTCGAACTGCAAGAATTAAATCATTATTCTGAACGAGCAGCAATTGCCAGAAACAAGATTTGGACACCCACAGATCTAAATGATGAAGCAGCCACTATTAAGGAAATTGAAAGTATTAATCCAACAGTAGTTCATGTAGATAATACTGCACTGGATACTGAATGGGTAATGCTTAGAACGTTTGTTCATACAATGGCATATGATCAAACCCCAGGCAGATTCATCAAATTGTTGATTAGCGATGGCAACAAAGATAATCCTAGATATCTTGGTGTTATTAGTATGTCCAGTGATGTTATTACAATTACTGATCGTGATAACTATATTGGTTGGACTCCCGATGCAAAACTAAAATGTAAGAAGCTGAACAACAGTGCAATTGGTAGTTGTATTATGTCTACCCAACCATTTGGATACAACTTCTTGGGTGGAAAGTTGATTGCGGGGTTAGTAACTGGTGAAACTGTAAGAAATCTTTGGAAGCAGTTGTATGGGCAAACTCTGGCTGGTATTACCACAACCAGTCTATATGGCAGTTACAGTATGTATAATAGTCTTAAATGGTGGCACAAGTGTGGAACTAGTAGTGGTAAAATGACTATCAAGCCAGACGATGACATTTACAAGGTATGGCATGACTGGATTAAAGAGAACAAGGCTGACAAATACAAACAGGCAATGACCCAAAAAGAAGGTGTTAGTGGACCTGTAACTGGTGCCAAGAATCGTGTGTTGAGCATGATTTTCTCTCAGTGTGAAATTAAAGCAGCTGAATATGTCCATGGATATGAACGTGGAACATACTATGCTTGTCCCTATCGTAATAGTAGGGATTTCCTAAAAGGAGAAATTGAAGAAAGCAAGCTAGAGTTGAATCCAATTTACAATGAAAAATACATTATTGATTGGTGGAGACAAAAGGCGATTGCGAGATACAAGACTCTCAAAAGTGAGAATCGATTGAAGGGAGACGTTCTGTATTACAATAAAATGATCGGAATGTCTTATGAAGACTCAAAAAAACTTTACTTTGGTGAAGTAGGAAGATGAGATTTTTACTATTTATTATGGTAAAGGCATGGGAAAAAGTAAAAATCCGTCCGTCAATTATACGTTTGCAGATAGATATCAGAAATTTGTATCTAAGCTGACGCAATTTGCTAAGTCTGCTAGAACAACGACGGAAAAAGATACTTCTCCTGAAGGTGTATTCACTGGTGATCCTGGTGATTTGCTCATTAAAAATGACAATTTAATCTGGTATAGAGCAAATACAGACGCAGATTTTAATTCATTATCAGATCAATTTCCCGATCTTACTAAAAAAACACAGTATGTTTTAACCCAAGGCATCAACAAGAAAGCCTCTTGGGTTAAAACAGCTGCTGGCCCTACCACATGGAAACTACTTGGATACTTCTGTCCAATATTGGGTGTTGATTGTTGTGCTACTGGTTCATTTAGCGGTAGCCAAAGCGGTAGTGGTAGCTTCTAATTGACTTCACACTTGCTCGTGGTATAATAAAAACCATGAGAAAAAGTTTGTGTTGTATATCCCTTAAGCTCCAAGAACGTGGTTTCAAAGCAAATACCATGACAAAATCACGGTTTCTTGCACTTGAACGTGTCGATTCACTTGAAATTCTTAGCAAACGTGTATTAAACAACGTTAATGTTACAAAAGAAACTATCAAGTATTGTATCGATAAAGGATGGAATTATCGTGTAAGTAGCGATCTATTTCCTCTAAAAACTCTACCCGAAGCAGATCTATCATTCGATTGTCTTCCAGATAAAGACAAGATTGATCAAGCATTTCGTGAATGTGCTATTCTTATCAAAAATAGTAATATTCGTTGTAGCACTCATCCCGACCAGTTTGTGGTTCCTGCCAGTGCAAATGAGTCTGTGGCACAGAAATCTATTGTGGAATTGACCTATCATGCTGATATTATGGATCGGTTGGGTCTTCCTCGTTCGTATAATGCGCCTATAAACATCCACATGAACTGTTATAAGGGAGACCTCAAAGCTACGGCAAAACGGTTTATAGAGGTGTTTAGACAGCTTCCTGAGGGTGTTAAGAGTCGTTTGGTATTGGAGAACGAAGACAAACCCAATAGTTGGAATGTTGACCAGCTGTATAACTACATTTATCAAGAAACTGGTATTCCGATTACATATGACAATTTACATTTTCAGTGTAATACTGGCGGTCTGACTGCTAAAAATGCAGTTACACTGGCAAAATCTACATGGGGTAGTTATGTTCCGCTGTTTCATTTCAGCGATAACGATGTCAAAAATCGTAATCCTCGTGCGCATGCGGACTATCCTACCAAGTTTCCCGAAGAGTTCGTTGGCGAAGACATTGACTTGGACTTTGAGTTCAAAGCAAAGGACTATGCGATTGAATACTTCGAAAGCAACATCCAAAAATAAAAGAAGTAGAAGTTGTTGACTATCTAAGAACGTGTGGTAAGATAATTACAAGTTGGTGATGAACTAACGAAACAAAAAAACAAAAACAAATAAAAAGGAAAATAAATATGTATACTCGTAAGAATGCTCGTAACAAGACTAACTTCGTCGGCCACAATACCACTGGTGTTGAGCTCTATCTCTCCACTCCAGTTGCTGGTGCCAAGAAGGCTGCTCGTTTGACCCTTCGTGCTGGTGATACCCGCCTCGATTTGAACGGTCGTCAGATCAAGGCCCTCCGTGAGGTTCTCGCTGCTGGTTACAAGGCCTAATCAATGACATTAGGAACAACAACATTGATTGTTGGAATGTGGCTGCTGTCGATAGCAGCCACATTTTTTCTTTATACCAGTCTTCGTAAACAAATCAACAATCTTAAACAAAATCTGGAAGATACGAAGAACGAATCAGACAAGTTATTCACTACAATAACTGAAGCATTTGAATTGTTGTCTGGTGAACGAGTCAAGGTCATAAAAGATCTTGAAGAACTGAAGCGACGTATTAGAATGTATGGCAATGAAACGAAAAGGCAAAGCTTCCAACAGCGAAGAGACCGTAGTAAAGAGTAAAGGATTGTTTGATCACGTTAAACACATCCGTCAAGTTCAAAGTCCAGATTATTATGAGTCATTGACTGAAAGTGAACAAAAGTCATTCAGTAAATACATGATTCTACGAGTCTTGAGCATGGACCCAAATGTCATCGAAGAAATATCGTTGATATCAAAATACATGGAGGTTTTGCCTGAGAAGCAAATGTATACATTGTTGATTCAGTGTCTACCCAAGGACTTCAAGTTTTATCCATATATCAAGAAGTCTACAAAAGATCCCAACCAAACAATTATAGATTGCATCTGTAGAAAATTTAATGTGGGTAGTCGTGATTCCAAAGATTACTACAACCTACTTATTTCGACTGAAGATGGTATCAAGGAATTGCAAACGTTGGTCGCATCTTTCGGATATTCACAAACAGAAGTAGAAGAACTATTTACCAAGGATTAATATTATGAAAGTTATAGGTGTATCAGGCATGGCCAGAAGCGGAAAAGATTTGTTTACAACTGTCGCACAAGACATTCTTGAAAAACAATATAAACTCAAGACAGAGCGTCATGCTCTTGCTTATGAATTGAAGAGTGATCTCAAGGATCTTATTTTCAAAAAGACGGGTATTGATGTATTCACAGAAGATACCGCACAAAAGACCGTCATTCGTCCACTTCTTGTTGCATATGGTGATGTAATGAGAAAGACCAGTGAAGGCAAGTATTGGACTCAAAAGGTGGAAAAGCACATTGCCAAGTCAAAAGCAGATGTATTCTTCATCACCGATATCAGATATGATCATTATCCAGAAGATGAATGCACTTGGCTTCAATTCAAGATGGCAGGCAAGTTGGTTCATGTTACCCGATTCAAGATGGGTCCAGCTCCATCCAAACGTAGAGTCACCACATCAAAGCCAGTTAAAATTTATGAAGCAGCTCCTAATGAACATGAGATGCTTAATAATCCCAAGGTGATGAAACGTGCCGATTATGCTTTTGAATGGGAAGATATGTCGGAGAAATACACAACCAAGGAACAGTTATTGGAGTGTCCTTACATTAGAAAACATGTTGAGGATGCTTTGATTTCAATGAAGATTGTAACTAAGTCTGTAATCTAACGTAGTTTCAATTTCAAAATCGGATGATGCGAGTTATGGTTAAAAACTATTTCCGCATCATTTGTTTTATTGCGCATATAGTCAGCCAAAGTGTTTTGGTTGTTCTTCACAAACTTAACATAAAGTTCGTTACACTCTTGAGCTTTTGCTTGTTTTCTGCTTTTGTTACACGAACAGATTCTTGACAATCCGTCAATGCATTCACCCAAACTAATTGCAATTTGGTTTGGATCACCTTTGATTAAGTTATAAAACGATTGATAGTCGCCGATAATCATAGTAGCTTACGTATAATTAAATAGATAAACAAACTGGATACATAGTTGATTGGAAACAACAACAGAGTATATATTTCATGATAACCAACTGTATATACCAACACACTCACCGTTGCTAATGTTGACCAGAAACATAAACAAATTGGACATGATATTAGCTTTGTAAAGTAACTTGGGTATTTACTATACAAAAACGTAGGATAGTTAGACATCGCATCAACTTCTAATTTATACTTTGAGAACTCATCTATTCTAATCAAATTACGAGTATTTGTTAAGGTGGCGATGGTCGTCATGATATCACTTTCAAACCACACTATTAGTATAAATGATATCCAGAAAATTAGAGGAATGTCGAGGTCTGCTAGATTCATACGTTTTTATTCAGTTGTTTTTCATTACTATCCAATACACTCTTTAGTATTGCTAGGTCAACACCAACCTTGTCACCCAACTTAACCAAAGCCTTTGTATCTTTTGGAAAGCACTTACCACCGAAACCACGTTCACCAGTAAACACCGCTGTATGTGATTTGGTAGTTCTAGGGTCCAATAACCATAGATCACGAACTTCATAATAGTTGGTTCCCAACTTCTCACAGAGGTCATAGATCTCATTACAATATGCCACCTTCATCGCCAACTGAGTGTTGGTGATATACTTTGCGAGTTCGGCATTGATTGGATCAGTTACTCTATAGGTTTTGCTTGGACCTGTAATTGGTGTATAGATCTCAATCAATTTATAACACAATTCTTTCTTACCACCAAAAATAAAGAACGGAGTTTGTTTAACGTCGGTAGTAAATCCATCGGGTGTCCAATACTTTGATTCACCAGCAAACTCTGGACTAAACACAATATCTTTATTGTATGTCTTTATGAGACGATCTGTGGTTCCAATTTCTACAGTAGACTTCAAAAGAATCAATGGAGTATTTACCCACTGAACCGTTTGTTCCACAATAGCAGTGTTACAACTACCATCTTCGTTTTCTGGAGTTGGAACACAAATTACAGCAAGATCACACTTATTGATATCATCCTTCGTAGATGAATTTGCAAGTGCTGGATCATAGATCTTTACATCATAATGACCCTTGAAAAAGTTATGAAACGCTTTTCCTACATATCCATAACCAATGATTCCTATTGATACTTTATTCATACTAGTTTTTCTAAATACCACTTATCATTAATATCTATCAATCCTCGACCATAATCTTTTAAGTTATTTACCTTTAACTTGAAAATATCAAACTCTACACTACCTATAACACCACTATCTTCCAACATCAATTGAAGCATGTTGAAGAACTCAAAGTTTTGTGTAGTTAACTTAGATGCATCGAACTCAACAATTACATCATTTGTCTTTTGATCCTCATATCTCTTCAATTTCTTCTTGAGATTGAATTTGGTATTCTTTTGTTCAGCCTGAATATAACGATCATATGGAACGTCTGTATAGATTGTGTCACACCATGGTTCCAACAACATCAATCTGTATTCATCACAATTGATTGCTACAAACCCAACATCGTAACGTTTAGGCACAATAGGCTTCATGGTATCTGTGTGTTTCACAAAGTGACCCCACTTACGAATGAAGTTTCTGGCACTCTTGTTGTTCTGAGCCAACCACTCATCACTTTCCTTACCAACGGTGGTTAGAGTAGGATTATAACGGCTACCACGACAAGTCATGTGATATACACATCCTTCCCATGTTTGAACAAACTTGTAACCGTTCAATTGAAAACGATTGAAGATGTCACTGTCTTCTTTGCTTTGAGGAGCATAAAGTGGATCATGACCACCAATTGATTGAAAGTCCTTTTTGTAAAGAGCCCATGGTGCGAATATACCCTCGGTGGTTTTGTCACGGCGGTTGATCTTACTTTCATTGAACCACTTTAAGAAGTTCTCTTCAATAAACAACTCTGGCTCAGTTCCAAAATCCATCACAATCTTCTCTGGGCCTGGAGGATGAAGAGGTGGTTCGATTCGGGTCAAACTCACAACTGTGCCTGGCTGAATGTATTTCTCAATGTGCTTGTCAAAATTTGGACACGCATACATGTCGGCGTGGTAAATCATGACCACATCGTTGGTGGCAACGTCGTTGATCAAACGGTCATATAAAATTGTGTGACCTAGACGGGTTGGACCATCGTTCCGAATGAACTTAAAATGAGGATCGTTCTCGGCAGTTTGCTTACACCAATCAGCTGTTCCATCATCACTAAAATCATCAGCGACACAAACTTCATGTTGTGTGTGACTTAGATTTTTTCTCAAAGAAGCATATGCCCACTTGAGATACTTCAGGTTGTTTCTGCTTGGTATTATAAAACTTATTTTCATGTTTAAAGTAACGTAGTTCGTCTTAATACATAGTTTTTACTTTTTAAAAATAAAAGCTATTTCCGATGATTCCTTTGTATAATGTGGCCATTCATTATACCAACGGTTTCTCTTGGATTTTTTTATAACTACACTGTCAATATTACTCTGAATATATGACATGTTTGGCAACAATTCAATTGGTGTGTATATGTTATTTTGGAAATTTTTCAATACATCAAGAATCGAGAAATTACAATATTTTCTATTCCTAAGATAGGTGTTGTCATACGGTTCGGTTGCATGTAAATCTTCTATTACAAATATACCACCAGATGATAGTTTCTCAAACATTGTATTGAAGCATATCAACTGTTCTGGAGTCGTATGTGGACCGTCATCAATTATGACATCAAACGTGAAGTCATAATTGTTTTTGAAAGTTTGCCAATCTTCTTCACTTCCTTGATTCACATGTTCATAAACAAATCGGTCACTTTTTACTTTTGGGTCAAGTATGTCCAAACCATATAGAGTAGAATTTGGAAAATAGTCATTCCACAAATTGATACTACCTGGTCTAGTTCCTATTTCTATTACATTTTTACACAAAAATCGGCGTGTCTCAAAAACATCATCATAACAATCATTGTATCCATGACCAGTCATGTTTTTGTCTGTTTTATAGTTTTCCCAGTCAAATTTTAGTTTGTTTTCCATAATATTAGATGTATTGCGTTGCTTCGACAAAATTACCTCCCAATGGAAATTGTCTTTGAAGCGTGATGTTCTTGGTATACTTTGCAATGGTATCATTCATACCACTTTGATTTCCAATGTTGACAAGTGCTCGAGTTTTTATGTAAAACTGAATACGTAGAGGTAACATACTCATATCCAACACTTTGTTTATATTAGCAAACCTTGTGAGTTCTATTGGTTTTGATGTCCAGTAGTAATAAGGTAAATCATACAGATTGATGTATTTCAACAACTTTTCATCTGATTGATAGTCATAACGGTTCGACAACAACAGTGTTCCAAATGGCTTGTCACCAGTAAACCCATTGATGATTTTATCACCCAAACCAATCTCTGATTTGCTAAAATACAATTCTGGCAAAACATCATCCAATTCATGATCTCTGAATTGCCAGAACTTCAACATTTGTTTGGCAAGAGGTTCATCGGGTAATTCTGGATTATAGATTCTGTAGTGATCGTGAAATACATCACCCTCACAAGTATCAACATAACCGTCCACATAAGGATTATTTGCAAATATGTCTTTGACTACACTAAATGGTTTGTTGGTCAGAACAGACGGACTTAGAATGTCTGAGAACAATTTGAACAACAACGCCTCAGATGGTAGATAAACCTTACAATCTGGATACTTTCTTTTTAGTTTGCGTGGTAGTGCTGAGATGATACCCCAATCACCAATACCAAAACATGTTCTGAGAATCACGAACTTTTGTTTTGCCAAATAGTCATCGGGAATGAATCTAGCATCACTTTGAGGAAATCCCAAAGCTTCACATTCATATACATTCACTCGTTTATCGTTAAGAATTCGCCAAAATATCATTGCACATTTCTCTCCATTGTTTCAACCAAACTTGTTCGGTGTAATATTTTTGATAATTTGATTTGGTAACATCAACACATTGGTTGTAAAAATCTTTATCATCACGTAGTTGAATTGCCAACTTATTAGCACTTTCAATGTCTCCAGTATCAACACTTAGATCTGGATGTAGAATTTGTTGAGTGTCCAATCCTGTGTATCCAATACATGGTATACCCCAATAAGAACAATTCAATGCAAACGTTCCAGCAACTCTGGGTCTCATCAAATGAACACCATAACTAAACTTGGACAAGGCAATCATCCAATCAGTCCACTCCAAAAATGGCAAGTGGTTTAGATTTGGAGTATGTTCTTCATTTTCAATACGTCTACCCATACTTGGAACCCAAATAGGTTTATTGAAGTTACGTGCCACAAAGTAACTATCAATCCCACTATACCAACTACAGAAGTTACCACCAATAATAACTTCACCATTACGTTCTGGGGTAATGTTCTTCGCACGTAACCCATCATCCACAATCAGAGTTTGAATAGTATACGTTTTCTTTTTGTATATACCACTGTAATATGGAACATCTGTTTTACTATGAGCAAACAGTATATCCATAGATCCAACAAAGTTCAAATATCTGATTTGATCAACATACTTGTAATCTTGATAATACCAATGACTACCCTCTTGCATATGACCAACCTTCTTACACAACTTTTTAGCATTGACAAGAAGTGTCTCAAGATTGAGTTGTGAAATGTCCTTGGGCAGAATTATCACACCAATATCATACTGTTGTTGTATGGACTGGGGATCGGACTGTGCCAAACCAAAGACGTTGATGATATCAGAGTCAGATGCAACAGGCCAAGATACCACAACACTCAAGTTGTTGAAGTTTCGTGGAACCTTTCCGTTTATGTTGATTGGACTGATAAAACAAGTTCTCATGTTATGGAGTTCCCAGATTTTCCTCGACAGTAAAGTTCTTCATATACCGATCATTACTTTCACGTTGTTTTTCAATCGTCTTTTCATGAACAATTGCATATTCCTTTTGAGGAGGAATAATGGTATAGCTATCATAACCTTCAACTCGTTCATGCAAACGTTTCTTGTAACGAATGTTTGGCTTTCTCTTATACAACCGTGACTGATAGTCTGGGAAGTTTACCATACCCTCAACCATACGCCAACCCCACATATCAATGTCAGCTTGAGTTACACCCGTGAAATTATTGCATCTTGGCAACCAAATGACG